TCCGCCCTTACTCATCTGGCTTGACAACCCCTGGTAAGACCTTGTATAGTCAAGTCATACAAGCAAGCGAGCCAGGGAGGCCGACATGCACAACCTCGAACAGCAGGCAGACGGAACCTACTCCTTCGTTGCCGCCCGTGAGCCCGGATGGCACAACCTCGGCAAGGTCTACACCGATCAGGACGGGATCACCCTCGAAACGATCCTGACCGACATCAACGCGGGAACCCTGCTTGAGCTGCCCGTATACGCCGAGTCCGTGGTCCCGGCCGACCCCCACGCCGGGGAAGTGCACCGCCGCGTGGAGATGCCCGGCAAGAAGATGATCGTCCGCGAACGGTCGGACGACGAGCTGATTCCCCTAGGCATCGTCGGCGCCGACCGGCCCACCGTTGATGAGCGCGAAGCCTTCGGATTCCTCCAGTCGATCGTGGACAGCGGTGAAGCCCTTTACCAAACCGCCGGACTGCTCGGCCACGGCGAGCGCGCGTTCTGCTGCATGAAGCTCCCCGAGGGGGTCATGGTCGGGGGCGTCGACCCGGTTGACCTGTTCCTCATGATCGTCGTGTCCCACGACGCGTCGCTGAGCCTGACCGGTGCCGCGACCCCGATCCGGGCCGTCTGCCAGAACACCGTGACCGCTGGGCTCCAGGCCGCCGCACAGACCTGGAAGATCCGTCACTCGAAGCACATGAAGTTGGACGTCGAGAAGGCCCGCGCCCAGCTCCAGCTCACCTTCAACTACGTGGACGAGTGGTCCACCGCCATGGAGAAGCTGATCACGACGACCATGACCAACGACCAGTTCGACGCGATCGTGCGTGACCTGTACGCCCCGAAGAAGGACGACGTGGCGAAGTCCACCGCGACCATGTTCGACCAGCGCCGCGACCGGCTGAACGGCCTGTTCGCCGTGGCCGAGACGCAGGAGAATGTGCGCGGCACGGCGTACGCGGGCTTCCAGGCTCTGGTGGAAGACCTCGACTGGTTCACCAGCACCCGCAACGTCCCCGCCGCCGACAAGGACACCTACATGTTCCAGCGCTCCATCACGGAGGGCGCCACCCCCGAGAAGACCGCCGCCTTCAAGAAGGTGATGGCCTTCGCAAGCTAAGACCACGTATGACCCGGACGGGGTGGCCCCCGTCCGGGTCGTAACTCGTAGGAGTTGAAGAATGATGGCAACCTGTCCCACCTGCAAGACCCGCGTTGGGGTCACCATCCAGTTCACCGGCGAGACGCACCTCACGGCCCGCCCTATCGGAACGTTTTCTCTCGCGGGCGCGCAGGCGAAGGTTTCCGCCCGCGCCTACCCTGTCGCGTTGATCGAACACCCTGCGTGCGGCTGGTCACAGCGTTGCTACGACAGGGGCGACTCATACCTGTATCCGATCCCCGACGAGAACGGAGCGGCGGCGTGAGCGCTCCAGAGCCGTTGTTCGAGGCTCCTGAACCGGTTGCCCGTCCCGGCGTTGCGGCACGTCGTACCCGGCTCAGGGTGTGGCTGATCAAACTCGGGCTGCACCCGCTCTCGACAACGTTGCGGAAGAACCTGAAGATCAGGCCAGGCGAGACATGCGGTAGCTGTCGGTTCTGCCAGCCGCTGGACCGTGACGTGCCGGTAAGTCGTACGAGTTACAAGTGTTGGTACCGGATGGGCGAGCGAGTCACGCGCGGCAACGCCAGCACGATCCGGAAGTCTTGGCCAGCCTGCATCAACTGGAGGAGCATTGGCGATACAGCGGACGAATCAGGTTCTGTACCCCGACCGTGAATGGCGCGCTCTCGCCCATGCCCGACTGGTGGGGCTGGTGTGGACGTACAGCCGGTCGTACGAGGTGGTTGACGAAGACTTTGTGAAGCCCTGGAACGCAACTGGCCTGTTCCGCCTGCTCAAGCCCTCCTTCGGGTTCGTGGTGGCTCGCTTCCACCGGGAGACTACGAAGCATCTCCTTCTGCGGGAGGGGGCGTTGGCCAGGCTCGCGTACCTCGACTGGAGAGACGCCAACCGCCTTGCCGAACAGCCACCTTGTCAGTTTGGTAGAACCGACGTATAGTCGGGCCATACAGGCGTCAAGATTCACCTCATCAAGGAGACCCCACAGATGCCCGTTTCACGCACTGACCTGGAAACACTCATTGAGAAGGTCAGCCGTACGCCTGGCTGGGAAGTCAAGAACCACCCCTCCCGCTGGCGTGTCACCAACAGCGAAGGCGGCGGCCCGCTCTTCATCAACCACCGCCCCCCGAAGGGCAACACGCTCAAGGCGATCTTGGATGACCTGGTTGCCCTGGGCTGGGACGAGAACGCCGCCGAAGCCCGCGACGAAGCCGACCGCAAGGCGCGGATCGAAGCCGACCGCAAGGCCAACGAGGTGAAGATGCTCGAAGCGCAGCGCAAGATGCAGGCGGCCCAGCTCGAAGAACTGCGCAAGGCCCTGGAGGAGCAGGGGCGTAACGACAGCGAGCTGAAGCGCCGCAGGGACGACGCGCTGATGCTGCCCGGCGGCGTCAGCAAGGAAGTTGTTGAGATCGACGCGTCGTTTGCGCGGGATCTGCTGGGATACAACAACTTCTTCGATGACCGGGGCGAGCTGGACCCGACCAAGTTCGTCAACCGTCCCCTCGATCCGGCGTTGGTCATCGAGTTCCGTAACGCGATGCTGCGCGGGGAGTGGACGCAGTCCCACCAGGGTCTGGCGTTCGACCACGACATGCAGTTGATCGACGGTCAGCACCGGCTGGTGGCGGTCATCGAAGCCAACAAGATCAAGCCGGGGATCTCGTTCATCACCGAGATCACATACAACCTGGACCCGAGGGTGTTCGCGGTCGTGGACTCCGGCAAGCGCCGGACCACCGCCGACGTACTGGCCCTGCACCGCGTCACCAACCGGCTCGTCAGTGCCGCTGCTGTGAAGCTGCTGCACCTGTTCTACAACGTGCCGTTCTCGCAGTGGTCCCGGTACCGGATGACCAACACGCAGACGCTGGAGCTGTACCCCAAGTTCGATGTGGTCGACGGTGAGCCTGGTCGGCTCGCCGAGGCCGTCAAGGTCGGGTCCAGGCTTTCGAAGGTCATCACCACCCCTTCCGCCTCGGCGGCGGGCTACTACATCACCAAGGCCGCCTACCCGGCTGCCGACCCCGAAGAGTTCGTGTTCGGGCTGCAGACCGGCGTGAGTCTCGACCCGGGCGACCCCCGGTTGGCTTACCGTCGCTTCAACGAGCGTCTCCGCAGCCAGCGGCGGCGTACGACCTCGAACGTGGAGCAGCTCGCCCTGTACATCAAGGCGTGGAACGCGTGGGTGGATGGCTCCCCGGTCCACCAGTTGGTGTGGCGTTCCAACGAGCCGTTCCCGCAGCCGATCCACCAGGGCAAGTCGGCTGACTACCCGGAGCGGGAGGACTCGCAGGAGTGAGCGACACCAGCAAACCGACGGAGACGAGCACCGACGTCGTCATCGATGGCCTTCTCGCCCTGGCTCGCTGGGGTGAGAAGGTCGCCGGGGACGTCAGCAAGTCCGACGTGTGGCGCTTCGCGTTGCAGGACGACGGAGCCGCCGTGGCCCGCCGCCTGAAGAGCATGACCCGCGAAGACCTGGAGACGGTTCTGTCGACCGCCCGCACGGTGCACATCCTGGCCAACGCTGAGGCGAAGAACCGCTGATGGCAGTTGCCGTCTGGTACGGATCGTCGTGGCGCAAGCCGAAGGTCACGAGATTCCGTGATGAAGACGGGTGGTACGGCCTGCACGTCGTGTGTTGGCACGGCGTGCAGGCCGATCTTGTCTACCCGGTCAAGGAGACCATCGAGAGCTGGGAGTACAGCGTCTCTCTGCTGCCCTGCTCGTGGATCAATTGTGGGGTGAAGGATGTTCGAAGACGCCAGTCTCCGAGCCAAGGTCCTCAGGGCGGCGGAGCGGGCGCGGTTGAACGGTTCTGGTCCAGCCTTGACGATGATGGTGACGGGTAGCAGGCATTACCGCACCCGCGCCCGCCTCTACGAGGTCTGTACGGCCGTGAAAGCCTGGGCGGCACCGATGGCCCTGTTCGGGATCGCCGGAGGCGCTCTCGGGGCAGACAAGGCATTCGAACACTGGTGCGATGACCACGGTGTGCCGTTCCGCCCCTACCCGGCCAAGTGGAAGGAACACCACAAGCACGCCGGACCGATCCGCAATCAGATCATGATCGATGATGGCCGACCCGATCTTGCCCTTGGATTCGGGATGCTCCCCGACTCCGGCACACAGGACGCGATCGAACGGGCCAAGCTCGCCGGTATACCCACTTGGGTAGACGGCCCTGATTTCGCCCGCGACCGGCTCCGACTCGAATCCGGCCAGATCATCCAGCATCACCCCGAGGTGCAGTGCACCCCGCCGTGCTCCATCCACTCCCCCTCATGGCATCGCATGCGGGAGTGGCCGCGTAACTGGCGTCAAGACCGCCGCCTGATGGAGCGCCTCTGTAAGCATGGCGTTGGCCACCCCGACCCGGACGACCTGGCCTACCGGGCGAGGCAGGCCGGGCTGGAGCCCGACTCGCTGTTCTTCTGGGAAGGCATCCACGGCTGCGACGGATGCTGTGCTGCCTATCAGGGCGACGAAGGAGACCCGGATTGATCGAGAAGGACGGACACTGCGCCGATTGCGGGAGGCCGTTCAAGCCGCTGCGCCGCAGTCGCTGCCAGACCTGCTACCGAGTACACCGCAAAGGAGAAGATGCACTGATGGGCCGGTACCTGACCGTGTTCGATCCGACGAAGGCCCCGGGATACACCGAGGACTTCCAGACCAGGCGTAGGCTGGCCCTGCTGCTTCGGGAGTTGCGCGAAGCCGCTGACCTCACCCAGACGCACGCCGCGTCGGTGGCTACCCTGACCCCCGCCACCTGGTCCAATCTGGAGCTGATGCGCCACAAGTCCCTGAAGCTGGAGTTCCTCCAGGCCGCCTACCGGGCGTTAGGGAAGCGGCTCGTCATCACCGTAGAAGACGTGGAGCAGGACAGTGCAGACGTGGAAACGCCGGTGGACGTTCCCGGGAATGAGACTGCGGGGGAAGCGCGGGACGAGGATGTTCCACGGGGTGATCAAGCTTGATCCGTGGTGCTGGATCTGTGACCAGTCCCCATACCGACCTCATCGCGAACACCAGCCTCAGCCGTACCCCCTGACCCCCAAGATGAAGGCCAAGGTCAAGTGAGGTTTCAGGTTCTCGATGCACTCGGGGCACTCGCCGCGCAGCACGTTGCCGACTTGTTCGACAGCGACTGCGCCTGCGAGTGCCCCCGGTGCTGTCTCGCCTGCCGCGCCGTGAAGAGCTTGCTTGACGAAGGGCTCGACTTCCACTACCGCCTGGAGCGGATGGGTATCGAAGGCCACCTGTGGCAGGACTCGCGCGGCGGATTCGATGAGACCATGATCGGTACAAGGTGGCACAGCCCGTGCCCCGTGTACGAGGAGATCGAAGCCCATGCCGGGGACAGCGTTGAAGAAGCCTTACCGGCGTTCCAGGAGCGGGGGTAAAAAGGCCGGGGGTATCTCCCCTGTCCTGGCGGAGCGGGACTTCCGGATGCTGGAGATGCTGGCCAACGGCGCCAGCATGCGGGAGATCGCCTTCGCGTTCGAGGTGTCCCCGAACGTGGCCGCCCGCGCCGTGCGGGATGCGCTGGTCCGCCGTGCGGCGCAGGTCGACCTGATCACGTCCACAATTGCCCGCGCGCTGATCATCGACCGCCTGGAGTTGATCATTGGCAAGGTGATGCCCCTCGCCACCGGCACCCTGACCGGCATGCCCGATCTCAAGGCGGTTGCGGAGATGGTCAACATGTTGAAGTTGATGGCTCAACTGCACAACGTCCCGATGGGCGGCAAGACCGCCACCGTGGAGATCACCAACAACAACACGCTCATTGCCGTAGAGAAGATGCGCGACGACATCATGGACTCCCTGGACCAGGTGGCCGACCGCGCGCAGGTCATCCAGGGCACCCTCACCTGAACAGCGAAGCGGCCCGGAGGGGAACCTCCGGGCCGCTTCTTGGCCCCACAAGCCGCCCTCAGTATAAGCCGTTGTTGACCGGCCCGTAGTGCTCAACGTTCTGACATCCCCACACCTCGCACTTCGCCGTCCACCCCAACATCTTCGCCACGTCCACCGGGTCGACCGCCGTTGCCGTATAGGAGTGCTCCATCTTCGTGTGGACCTGGATATTCCCGGACATGAAATCGTTCGCGAGGATCTGGAAATCGTCCGGCAACACCTCCTTCGAGACCGCCTGCATACCTCCGATCGGGATCTCCAATGTCCTGGAGCCCAGCTTCAGGCGGAACGTGGCCACCTTCTGCACGCCGCCATTACTAGGGCCGTGGTCCCCGTGATGGCTGTCCAGCGTCTGTGTGATGGTGTCGAACAGCCACCCCTTCGGGGATTTGATCTCGAACAGCCACCCCTTCGAGGGCTCGGCCTTCAGGGGAACTTCCTTCAAGCCTTCCGCCAGGTTCTCCGCCACGGCGGCGCCGTGATCCAACTGCCGCCACTCCTCCAACACCTGCACCGCCGCAGTCCGCTCCGGTGAGCCAAGACCCGCCTGATCCCGCGACGCGAGGAGTTCGTCCCGGTTCAGCTTGCGGAACTGCCGAACGAGCCGGTTCAGCTTCAAGTCCTCCGGGGAGGCGTACTTGCCCTGCACCTTACGAACTAACGCATCCGGTTTGCGGTTGATTGTGACACCCATGCCGCTCCTTTCGTATGGCTCAACCATACAACCAGACCGGCTCACCTGGTACTGACGTCGCACCTCCCAGCTAGTCCAACTGCTTTACTAGATCGCGATGAGCGCATCAGCCAAAGAACGGCTCGCCTCCCTCCCCCGGGCGGTCCGCGAAGCATGGCTGGCCGATCAACCCATCGACATCCTCGACGGAATCCGGCGCGGAGAGTGGTGGTGGGAAGGCCGTCCCGAACAGTTCCCGCCCGACGGCGACTGGTTCGTCTGGCTCATCCTGTCCGGCCGTGGCTGGGGCAAGACCCGCACCGGCGCCGAATGGCTCATCGAGCAGGCCCTACGCCACCCCGCCGACCGCGCCGGGAACGCCACCAACTGGCTCGTCATCGGCGAGACGCTCCAGGACACCCGCACCTTCTGTATCGAAGGTCCATCGGGCATCCTCGCTGTGCTCGTCCGGCGCGGCTACCGGCCCGTCCGGCGTCCCCCGAACCTCGGCGAATACCAGTACATCAAGGCCCCCAAGCCGATGATCGTCCTGCCGGAAGGGCAAATCATCTACTTTGAGGGCTGCGACAACGAAGACACCGGCCGTGGATACAACGCCTCCGGCGCATGGCTGGACGAGCTGGCGAAGTGGCGATACACCCACACCGTCTGGCTCAACGGCATCCTCCCCTCAATCCGCGCGGACCTCATCGATGACTCCCCCCGCGTCGTCGTCACCACCACCCCGAAGCCGATCCACCTCCTGCGGGACTGGGTCAAACGGGCGCGGACCGGAGACCCGAAATACCGAGTCACGATCGGCGCCACCTTCGACAACGCCCAGAACCTGTCCATGGAAGTCCTCAGCGAACTTCGCAAGGAGTACCGGGGAACGACGCTGGGCAGGCAGGAGCTGTACGGGGAGCTGCTCGAAGAGGTCGAAGGCGCACTGTGGAACCACAAGCTGCTGGAAGCCTGCCGGGTTGAGCCCGGGGACGTGCCGGAGATGGTCTACACGGTGGTGGGCGTTGACCCGTCCGGCACCGGTACCGGCGACGAGACCGGCATCGTGGTGTGCGGGCGCGGCCGGAACGAAGAGGACTACGTCATCGCGGACCACTCCGGCGCGTTCGCGGGCCGGGTGGCCGCACGCCGGGCCTGGCTGGTGTTCCACGAACATGACGCTGACCTGCTGGTGTACGAGGACAACTACGGCAAGCAGTGGCTGACCGACGTGCTTGCCGACGCCTACCGCGAGTATCAGAAGGAGGGCATCTTCCCGCCGGGCGGAGCGATCCCCATGAAGGGTGTCACCGCCATGCACGGCAAGAAGTTGCGTGCGCAACCAATCCAGATGCGTTTCGAGCAGCTTCGCTTTCACCTCGTCGGAACCTTCGCTGAGCTGGAAGACCAGATGTGCTCCTGGGTGCCGGAGGAGTCCCCGGACTCCCCGGACCGGATCGACGCGATGGTGCACGCCGGGACGTGGCTGCGTACGAAGGAGCGCCGCAAGTCCTCGGTGGGCTCCCCGGCGGGCCTCCGGCTGGACGGCGCACCGAAGGCTGCTACTGGAGCAACGTCCCTGTTTGTTACTCCAGCCGGTCAGGGTGCTTACGGCGCGTAGATATCTTGACAGTTTTGTGCTAGAGTTCTTGTAGTGCTAAGCCATACAGAATCCAGAGGGAGTGATGTATGACCAAGATCAGGAACCTGTTCCTGCTGGCTGCGCTGGTCGCCATTGCCGCAGTGGCCCTGCACGGCATCACCGGCGGTGGTAGCACCCGCACCCGCACCGACGACAAGGCGGAGACCTACCTTGCCGAGGTCGCCTACCACAACATCATGTACGTGGTGGACATTCAGGTGATCGTCTCCAACCACCCCAACCCGCCGGTCAAGCTCGACCAGACCGGCGCGCACGGCGTCAAGATCGGATCAGACGGCGTCTGGAAGCAGGACATCGTCTACGTCAAGGGCACCGGCGGGATCGTCGTTGAGCTGACCCTGGCCAGCGACAACGTCATGGCGTCCGTCGCCACCTGCGAAATCTGGAAGACCCACAAAGGTGCCAAGGTCATCCGGGTTGCCGGGCCGCTCGTCGCCGATCGGGGCAACGGCACCGCCTGTACCTACGACTACCGCCGCCGGTAAAGCCTGTGGCCCCCGTCCAGGTACGGGGGCCACAGGGCCTCACGACGGGATGCCGTGCTTCCCGCCAGTCGTTGGCCACTCACCGGTGGCCCGCTTGTGCAGATTGGCGCAGAGCCCGCCCACCTGCAGCTTCAGTCTCGCCGGGAGCTTGGGCCGCAGGAGTCGCTCACATCGGGCGAACGATCCGTCGGTACCCCAACCGATCTTGGCGGCTCCGGGACCGTGGGTCCAGTAGTCGCCGAGGTCTTCCGGGATGCGTCCAGCGCCAGGCATACAGCCAAGATAGGTGACTTACCGTTTCACGTCGTGGCCTACATGCCAGAAATTGCAGATCGAGCAGCGGTAGACCGCCAACGGCAGTGCCCGGCCACGGAATTTCCGCCTCCGGTACCGACTTGAACGGAGCAGTATGGCCCGGTGGTGCTGGGCCTCCTCGCGGGTTTCGTGGGGATGTTTGCCCGCGCATTCACCGCCCTGACCGGCGCCCCCTTCGGGACTTGACCTGCGAGTTCTTGACATTGACACCATCCTGCAAGACCGAGTAATGTATAGAGGGATCATACAAGAGATCGGAGATCAACTCTTATGCACATCCCCACAAAGGCACTCCAGCTCGTCGCGGCGGCGTACACCGCCGGATGGGATGTCAGCATGACCGTTCAGGCCAAGTTTGAGACGGTCACGGTTACGGTGGACGACCTCGGCCACGTCAGCTCCCGCCGGACGCTCTCCGCACGGTGGGTTGACGGCGTATGGGCCAGTGGCTACATGTTCACCGGGGAGGCCACCATCCCCCGCAAGATCCGCAACGCAGGTGAAATCCGCCGCATCATGAATGAAGGGGCGAAGTAATGGGCGACGATGGCAAGGACATCCACCTCCCCGGGACCGGTGACCTGCCCTCCGGCGACCAGGTGTCGACCAGCGTCACAGACTGGATGATCGCGCACCCGCTAGCCCTGGCCTCGGTGGTCGTGGCGATCTCGCTGATTGTGCTGTGGCGCAGCAAGTACCGGCCGATCATGATCGTGGCCATGACGGTCATCGCAACCCTGTGGATCGTGAAGATGAAGGGCGGTGCCTGATGCGCACGAAACGGGGCGGTGTCGGACCCGGAACGGTCCTGATCGTGGCCGTGATCGTCCTTGCGATCTGCACATTCGCCGCCTGCCTGAAAGGAGGAGCGTGAACAACTTCAACGATCGGCTCCTGTTCGTTGAGCGCTGGTACGCCCGCCGCCTGGCCGACTGGACCACCCAGTATCAGGCGGGCAACATCACCGCCCGGGAGTTGTGGAACCTCACCGAGCACGACGCGTTGGACGCGCTGGCCTACCGGGCGCGGGTGAAGGTGCAGGCCAGTCAGGAGCGGTTTCGCCGGATTTGACGAACCGGGCGATCCGTTGTATAGTTAGGTCATACAAAGGGAGGTGGCTCGACATGTGGGAGGTCCGCATTGCTCTGAAGCTCCACAAGGCGTACGAAGACCACGACGCAGCGGTAGCTGAGCGCGCCCGGCTCATCCGGCAGGGCGCGGAAGACGTAGAGATCATCGGCACGGGGAGCCTTTCCGAGAGCGCCCCGGTCGACGTCGAAGCCCTGCCGTACTCCATGCGCGAAGCCGCATAAGCTCCAGGCAGCGGGATGGCGCAGCACGGTAGCGCGTCGGGCTCATAACCCGAAGGTCCCTGGTTCAAATCCAGGTCCCGCCACGTGAAACGCAAGACATACGAAGAGATCTGGCTGGAGTTCTCAGCCAAGCACGGCGACAACCCCGACACCCGCCGCATTCACGCAAAGTGGAAGCGGATTGCGACGGAGGTCTGAGAGCTTTACTGAAGGGGAAGAAGAGGCCCCGCCCCGGCTTGGCGATCCCCGGGGTGGGGCCTCTTCATAGAGGTCCATAGCTCAGCGGCAAGAGCGGGTGGCTCTTAACCACCGTGTCGAGGGTTCGAGTCCCTCTGGACCTACCTCCCTGCCTCCTATGGCGTAGGCGGGATGAAAGGAAAGGCCCGACTGGTCTAGGCAACCGGTCGGGCCTTTCGTCGTTTCTCGGCATGGTCGCGCTAAGTTGACCTACTTGTCGCTACGCTCTTGACGTGGCGACAGCTCTCCTATACCTCGTGTACGCGCTGGCGGTTGCCCGCGTGACAAGGCTGGTCGCCGAAGACAAGATCCTCGAACGTCCCCGGATCTGGGTCCTGGCGAAGCTCCCTGAAGACTCCCTGCTCGGCTACGGAATCACCTGCCGCTGGTGCTGCTCCATCTGGATCGCCGCGCCCGCCGCCGTGATAGCTGTGCTGTGGGGTCGGGAGCCGTGGTTCTTCATCCCCGCCCTGGCGCTTGCCTTCTCGCACCTGACTGGCCTCGGCTCGCGGTTGGAGGACTGAACGTGCCCCTGTTCAAGAAGGCCGGGACCGCCGAGATCCTGCCCGCCCCGAAGGTCAGGGCGGTCGTTGCCGCAGCAACGAAGATCAACCTTGACGGGTCCGGCTGGCGAGACTTCAAGCTTGGCGACCAGCGCTGGCAGGCCGAAGGGTGGCGACACTTCGACATCTGCGGGGAACTGCGCTACGTCGCGAACTGGATCGGCAACGCCATCTCCCGTTGCCGGATCTACGTCGCCGAGGTCGACAACAAGGGCATCGCCGGGGAAGAGGTCACCGAAGAGGACATCCAGGCCCTGGCCGAATCGATGTTCGGCGGACCCGGCGGCAAGGCCGAGGCCCTGCGTTCTCTGGGCATCAACCTGACCGTTCCTGGTGAGGCATACATCTGCGCGGAGAGCGTCGACAAGGCCAGCGAAGACGTCTGGTACATCGTGTCGACGTCGGAGATTTCCCGGCAGGGTGACACCGTCAAGGTCAAACGGTCGAACGTGTTTGGCGGCGGCACCCGGGAGCTGAAGGAAGGCGAAGACCTGCTGATCCGGGTGTGGACCCCGCACCCGCGCCGGTATGACTCCGCCGACTCCCCGGTGCGGGCCGCCCTGCCGATCCTCCGGGAGATTGAGCACCTGACGAAGTACAGCTTCGCGCAGATGGACTCCCGCCTCGCCGGTGCTGGCCTGCTCCTGCTGCCCGAAGAGGTGGACTTCCCCCGGGAGCCGGAAGACCCCGACAACGCCAGTGGACTCATGCAAGTTATCGGCCGGGCGATGGCTGCCTCCCTGCAGAACCGGGAAGACGCCTCCGCGCTGGTGCCGGTGATCGCCACCGTGCCGGGCGAGTTCGTTGACAAGGTCAAGCACGTCACCTTCGACACGCCGCTTGCCCAGCAGGCGTACGAGATGAAGGAGAAGGCGGTCATCCGGCTGGCTACGTCGCTGGACGTTCCGCCGGAGGTGATGTTGGGTCAGGGCGACACGAACCACTGGAGCGCATGGCAGATCGAAGAGTCCGCCATCAAGATCCACATCGTGCCTCTCCTCAGCCGGATCTGTGATGCCCTCACCAGCGCCTACCTAGCGCCCGCGCTGAAGCTGCTCGGCAAAGACCCCGAGAAGTACGTCTTCTGGTATGACACGACGCCGTTGACCAAGAAGCCGGACCTTGAGCAGCCAGCGAAAGACCTGCACGCGGAAGGGCTCATCTCCGATGAGACTCGCCGTGAAGCATCCGGGTTCACTGAGGATGACGCACCCGACGATGAGGAGCGCATCCGCCGTCTGGTGACGGACCTGGTGAAGCTGAACCAGAACCTGCTCACCGACGCGACCATTAAGAAGATCTTGGGCCTGCCGCCGGAGATGCTCGCCGACACCGGCGCGGCCCCTGGCGCGGCGCAGGCGCCCACCGACGCGCAGCCGCCCGGACAGGCTCCTGTGGACTCCACAGCGGACACGGGAGACCGTTCCCTTCCCGCCGCACCCACCGACACGACCACGCCCGCACAGGCCGCTACAGGCGGCCAGACGGTACAGGCCGCGCTGATGGTCGGCTCAGACATGGTCGTGCACCGCGCTATGGAACTGGCCGGGAAGCGTCTGCTGACCCGCCAGGCGCGCGTACAGGGCACCGCCGAAGGCGTTGAGCCCCACCTGCTGCACACCCGGTTGAAGGTTCTCGACAAGGCGCACGCCGCGAAGCTGCTCGAAGGCGCGTTCGCGTACGTCGGGGACATGGCCGAAGAGGTGGGCCTGCCCGCCCCGGTCCTGGAAGAGGGTCTCCGGACGTACTGCGTGGAGCTGCTGACCAGGGGATACCCGCATGAGAAGGAGCTGCTGCGCACGTTCCTCACGCGGGGGCTGAGCCTTGCCTGACCTGATGGAAGACCGCTGGCTGCCGGAGAAGCTGGCTCGGGTCGGCGTGTTCATCGAGATCGAGAAGAAGATCTTCAGCGCGTACACGTCGATGGTCCGGGACTGGCTCGACACGGCGTTCGGCGCGGTCCTCACCGCTACCGGCATCGACCCTCTCGGGGTCTACGCGGCTTCAACGATGTGGAACGACCGCCTTGACGCCTTCCTGCAGAACGCGATTCTGTGGGCTCTCGGTAAGGCGTACGAGTTCGTTATGGGCAGCCGGTTCGAGTTTTCCAACCGGCCGTTCGTCCACCGATACATTGCCGAGTCCCGTAACCGGCTCGTCCGTACTCCCGACGAGGTCTACGCCAAGATCAAAGACGTTGTTTCTGGCGGCACCGCTGAAGGTCGTTCCATTCCCGAGATCGCCGCGCAGATCAAAACGGAGCTGCTCGACGCCGGGGCACCGTACTGGAAGAACCGCGCCGTGACGGTCGCGCGGACCGAGACGATCGGCGCGTACAACGGCGGTGCGAACGACGCCTTCTCAGCCATCGTCGGCATGTTTCCTGAGGACGAGTACGAAAAGATCTGGCTCGCCACCGACGACAGCCGGACCCGGCACACGCACAACCTCACCGACGGGCAGCGAGTCCCGTACTCGGCGCACTTCGCCGTCGGCGCAGATGAGGCGAATGCACTGCCCGGAGTCCCTATGCTGTTCCCGGGTGATCCATCCGGGCCGCCTGAAGAAGTGATCAACTGCCGCTGCACCATGCTGCTCGTTGAGAAGGGCGAGAGCGTTGATTACTCGAACAGGGGGTTCAAGGGGTTGACCGCCGCGACCGTAACCCCGGGCAAGGCCGTGACCGCGCCGGTCCTGCTCGCCTCCGCGCTGAACATTGAGCCGGACTTCGCCTCGCTGCTCGCCTCCGCCTGGATCACCAACGACTGGAAGTTGCACGCGACGTGCAGCACCACCTTCTGCCGCAACCCGCTGCACCCTGGCCCGTGTAAAGGCTGGAAGCACACCCTGAAGAAGGTTGCCCCGGGTGCGTACGACGCGCTGGAGAAGGTGCGCATTCAGAAGCTGGAGGAGAAGCGCAAATCCAAGATCAAGGCTCTGCAGGAGGCCGGGAAGAAGATCCCGAAACACCTGACGAAGCCCATCAAGTCGATCGAGCCGAAGCCCGGCCCGGTCGACACCAACCCCGACCAGCCGCCGCTCAAGCCCGCCACTGAAAAGAAGCTGGCCGACGTTGCCGCGAAGACGAAGAAAGCCTTCGAAGCGCCGAAGAAGTCCGAGGCCGTCAGCAAGGTGGAGGGACTGTTCCCGTCGGGTGGCGAACTGCAGCACACCACCCTGACGAAAGACCCTGAGGTGAAGCTGGCCGCGCTGCAGGATCTTTTCCCGCAGGAGTACGACAACCTCCCCGACGGACTCAAGAAGAATGTCGACTACTTCCTTGACGGTTCCACCGTGAAGGGGGTTGGCGCTCTCAAGGCCCGGCTGCGCGGCAAGCCGTCGGCAGCTCCGAAGGAGGGTGAGGCACCGCCGAAAGCCGACGCGGAGAAGCTGACCTTGAAGGCGGCGGGGCTGAAGCCGGGCGACAAGGTCTGGCTGCACACCCACTCCGGTGAAGGGCAAACCGACTTCGGGCCGAAAGCCAAGCCGGGTGATCAGCCGATCCTGGCGACGGTGGTAGCGGAGAAGAACGCCTACTACGGCGGGGCCAAGGGCACCGTGAGCTTGAGCCTGCACGACTCCAACGGGGAGTTCCTTAACGGCGGGTCCGCCACCGCGAAGTACTGGATCTCTCCCGAGGGTGGCGGCAAGTTCTCTGATAAGGACTCGAAGAACGCACCGAACCTCAGCACCCCCGAGGCCCCGAAGAGCGGACCGAAAGACGGCGACGGAGACGGGAAGCTCAACGAAAGCGACAAGCCGTCGGCATCGACCGCGCCCAAAGCGAAGGAGAAGACCCCCACCGACCCGGCGAACGCCGCCGCGAACATGGCCTTCGCCCCGCAGAACTTCACCAAGTCGGAGCGCATCGAAGCCTACGGGGAGCTGAGTCAGGCCGACGTCGACAGCCTCAACGAGCAGGACACGTCCAACCTCGTTGACGACCTGATCGGGCTGCAGTCCTCCACCCTGTCCCCCGCCGAACAGAAGAAGGTCGACGCAGCGTGGGCGAAGCTGGGACAAGCCGGGACGACGGACGCTCTCGCCGCGCCGGAGCCAACCCCGCACCCCACGGTGCCGAACGTCAAGAAGGCCGATCTCGACACTCCGCAGGGCATCGACGCTCACGCGAAGCCGACCAGCTCCGTCAACCCCGCCACCGTCGGCAAGGTCGGTGGGACGTCGAAGGCGGCGCAGGAACACGCCCTGGAGGTCACCTCTAACTCGCACAAGTACTCGTACGCGCAGATCGTTGGCGCGTACGAGGGCCTGTCGAAGAACGACTTCGATGGGATGAGCGCGAGCAGTAAGGCGGCCATCGCCGACAAGCTCAAGGCCATCGCCGCGAACCCGACCCTGCCCGCTGCGCAACGTCAGCACGCCGCGCAGGTTGCTGCGAAGCTCGGTTCGACCGGGCTGCACGGCACTGACAACCAGGTCAACTTGGGTAAGGCCGTCCAGTCGGGCGACTTCGATGAGATCGCGGCAGCGGCCGTGAAGATGTCGAAGGATGAGCTGACCGGCTCCCCCACGGCGCATGTCGCTGCCCTGAAGAAGGCGATCAAGGACCTGCAGGGGACGGGTCTGAAGTCGGATAAGGATCTTGCCGACGAGCTGAACGCGAAGTTCTTCGATAAGAAGCCCAGCGTCAAGCCCCCCGCCGCTCCAGCCGCGCCAGACCTCAACACCCCCGACCACGGCACCGCGCCCAGCGTCATCAACCCGGCGATTGCGCCGAAGAAGAACCCCGACAACTCGTTCAACGACTGGCAGGCCGCGAAGACCACGGTCACGGTCAACACGTACCCGAACGGAACGACCGCTTCCACAGTCTCGAAGATGATCGTCAACGGCGATGTCGAAGAGCGCCTTGACGTCTACAGCGGGCTGTCGAAGGAGAAGTTCGAAAGCCTGCCTGTGGAGATTCAGGCAGCGGTCGTTGCTGACCTGGACAACGTGCACGTCGGCAGCAAGAAGAGCTTCTTCACGCCCACACAGGCCACGCGGGCGGAGGCGCTGCGCACCCACCTGACCGGGGCGGAACCGCTGACCGACTTCCAGCCGAAGACGCCGACGGCGACCCCGGCGAAGGCGAAGAAATTCGTCTCCCCGGCGGCCGAGGCCGGGTACAACACCGCGCAGACGATCGGCAACGGCAACCCGCACGCGCGCCTGCAGTCGTACCGGGCGATGTCGAAGGACGAGTTCGAGTCGCTTCCGGCCACGACGCAGAAGCAGATCGTCAACGACCTTGCCAACATGCTGTATTCGAAGTCGGCTGACAGCAGCTCCGAATACCACGCCGACTTCGGTTCGCAGGGCTACAACAACGCCAACAAGAACGCCGCGAAAGCAACGCTGGTTGCCCTGACCGGACAGGACACCGCCAAAGGCTTCAAGCCAAAGACGGTTGCCCAGAAGAAGCACGAGCAGGCGCTGTCCAGCGTTACCGCCCCGGCGAAGACGAAGCCCTCGAAGGACTTCGGCGAATACCTGAAGAAGATCCAGAAGGCGAAGCAGGACTCCGAGGCGTTGCAGTCCCCGCCGATGTCGCTTTCGCTCGCCACCCATCCGGAGCAGAACAAGCCCGGCGCGGGGCACTTCGACGCCTGGACGAAATTCGACACCCCGGACATTAGTGGCCCGGAAATGTATCTGGCCGCGAACGATTACAAGGGTGCCGGATACGTCGATATCAACAATGGCCTCCGCACCCGCAAGGGCGACACATCCGGCTGGACTGGCTACGAAGCCAAGCGCGTCAAGGCACTCGACGCGGCCATGAAGCAGTCCGGGCTGAAGAACGACGTCCAGACGAAGCGCGGCTTCACGAAGCCGAGCACCGTGTTCGGTACAACGATCTGGAACAACGGAAACACGGACCTGACCGGGCTGGAGTGGACAGAGCACGGCTACTCGTCCACCACCACCAACGATGGCATCGCGGACACCTTCGCGGATATCCCTTCATCGTTGCGCCATGTTGGGGAAATGAAGCCAGGGCAATACGGCTACGACATTTCCAAAGACCGCGTCGTGATGAACATCTTTACCCCGAAGGGGTTCGGGGCAATCGAGATCTCCGGCGACGAGTTCGAGTATGAGGTGTTGCTGGACCGTGGAGCCCGGTATCGCGTGGTGCGCGACCGAGGGGTAGTCGATGGCGCGCGGCGTCTCGACGTGGAGATCATCAACGGGGGGGTCAACGGCGGTGGCTGACAAGAACAAGTCCAGTAAGGCGGCGGAGCGGGCCAGGGCCGCACACCGGATCAGCGATGTGCACCTGTCGGACGTCAAGTTGCCGGATTCGATGGGCGGCAACGACACCCCGAAAGAAGTTGTATACGAGCCCGCCTATGCGGAGCAGGAAGAACAGGATTTCGCCGAATGAGTGATCAGCCGGTCAGCGTGGCCAGGATCGTGCATTACGTCTCGTACGGCACCCCGGGTGGGGAGTATCCCAGTGTGTGCCGGGCAGCGATTGTTACCGAGGTTCCCAGCGGCGTATTCAACCTGGGTGAGCAGCCGGTCGGGCTGTGCGTGCTCAACCCGGAGGGGCTCTTCTTCAACAAGTCCGTTCCGCACGACGAGACGGAGAAGCGTGGCGGCACGTGGCATTGGCCGGAGCGGGTTTAGCCGTACCCTGATCTGCAAGACGAGTCGTAGGAGTTAGGTCATGGCGAAGACGTGGCGCGGGCTGCTCGCCCCGATCGGCAAGCCCACCGGTGACGGGCGCATGTTCGCTGCTGGCGCGCTGTCCAGCCGTGACCTGCCCATGCCGTTGCGGTTCCAGCGGGCCGACGTGCAGGGGCACTCCGGTGCCGTGGTGGTCGGCCGCATCCTGAAGATCGACTTCACTGACGATGGCATCTGGGGTGAAGGCGACTTCATGGACCCTGAGGTGACCCCGGAGGTCACCGAGGCGCAGACCCTGCTGACCAACAAGGTCATCGGCCCTTCCGTGGATCTAGACGATGCCGAGATGGAACGGGTTGCACTGTCCACCGAAGACGCCGAAGAGCTGGCGAAGGCTGGCGAAGACTGCGGGTGCGGCTCCGGCGTCAACCACGACGACGCAGGTCCGTCCCTGGCGCTGGTGACGAAAGGCCGGGTGTCCGCCGCAACGCTGGTGCAGATCCCGGCGTTCGCGGAGGCGCATGGCCTGGAGCTGTCCGACGAAGAGGTTGAGGTGCTGACCGCGTCCATCTGGACGGACGGGAAGCTGATCTTCAAGACGGGGGACGCTGTCCTCGTTGAGGCAGCCGAACAGGGCGAAGAAGACGTGGACGCCTACCTCGTCAACGCCGACGAGGAGAAGGCTTCCGTCGTGTACGAGGACGGGTCTTTCGCGGTCATCGACTCGTGGCGGCTCGCCGCCCCCCGCGTTCAGGAGAAGAAGGCATGGGAGGAAGCGCTGGTGGCAGCCGCAACCCGGGTCTCCCCGCCCGACGAGTGGTTCTCTGACCCGGAGCTGTCCGGGCCGACCCCGCTCACCGTGGACGCCGACGGTCGCGTCTTCGGGCATCTCGCCGACTGGTCCTCGTGCCACATCGGCTTCACCAACGAGTGCGTGCAGGCCCCGCCATCCGGCACCGACTACGCGTACTTCCACACCGGCAGCGTCGAGACAGCCTCCGGCGAGTTGCTGCCGGTCGGTCGAATCACCCTCGGCACCGGCCACGCCGGGCTGAGCGCGGGCGCGTTCGCCGCTGCCGAGCACTACGACAACACCGGTACCTGCGTCGCGGTGGTCCGGGCCGGTGAAGACCAGTACGGCATCTGGGTTGCCGGTTCCGTGGTTCCCGAAGCAACGGCTGAGCGGGTGGCGGAACTGCGCCGGTCGCCGCTGTCCGGGGATTGGCGGGAGGTGGGCGGAAACCTGGAGCTGGTCGCCGCCCTGGCCGTCAACACCCCCGGGTTCGGCATCCCCCGTACTCGGACCCGCGTCGCGTCGGGGCGGCCTGTGTCGCTGGTCGCCGCTGGCAGCTTGTCCACGCAGGCCCGCGAGAAGGCCGCTGACAAGGGCTACGCCCTGCCTGATGGCTCGTACCCCATCCGGAGTGTGGACGAGCTGGAGAAGGCCATCCAGGCGTACGGAAGGGCCAAGGACAAGGAGGCGGCCAAGGCCCACATCATGAAGCGGGCGCGGGCGCTGGACCGGATGGACCTTATCCCGGAGCAGTGGCGCAAGAACCCGGACTCGTACGCTGGCCTGGCCGACGAGATCGGGAAAGCTATTTCGGCTGAGTTCGCTCGGCGCAAGAAGCGTGAGCAGGAGTTCGTATACGCACAGCAGCAGTTCGCGCTGGTCGACGCCGACCGGTTCGAGGAGGCGGCAACGCTGCTGGCGGTCATTGGGGGAGAGTAGCCATGTGCGCGTGTAACCAGGCGAAAGGCGCAACCGGCACGTTCAAGGTGACGCTTGCCGACGGCGCCGTGCGGTTCGCGAAGTCGGAGATCGAAGCCAAGGTGATGATCAAGCGGGCGGGCGGCGGCTCGTACGCCAAGGCGTAGACACAGAACACCCCCCACCAGCTTCTGGTGGGGGGTGTTCTGTGTCGGTTCCTCGCGGGTCCCAGTCTAGAACCGCAACCAGCCAGCGAGGAAGGCGGCCGTCTCATCGACAATCCCCGCCTCAATCAGCAGGGCAAGTGCGGTGGCCCAGTCCTGGCGGTGCGCAGCGTTCAGGGTCGCCGAGTACGAGGGGCTGACGTCCAGCATGTCGCGCTGGCGGGCGCGCAGGTTGAAGTGCTCCTTCAGTGCCGCGTATGCCTGCGAAGACTCTTCGGCCGACAGGCCGTGCGCCTTGAACTGCTTCTCCATGATGGCCTCCCTGGATCGCCTACCTGTACAACGTAGCACCCCTTGACGTAGCACGTCAAGGGGTGCTGGCCTGCCACGGCTCGGCGGTCTGCTGGTAGTCCTGCAGCAGGCCGGTAGCGAAGTTCAGGCTCCGCTTCACCTCGGCGTTCTCGGCGCGAAGGTCCACGTTCTCCCGGTCCGACACCCGCAGTTGCGCCTCCACCAGGCGGAGCCGGGCCGTCAACGAGTTGATCAGCTCCAACTGCTTCGTGATCGTCTCGTCCCGCTGGCGAACCGTCTCCGTCCACCACTGCACATCGGCGCGCTTGCGGAAGTCGATCGCCTTGCGGTGCCAGTGCTGCGCCTTCGCGTTCGCGTCCCGCAGTGCCTCGGTCGTCTCGTTCAGCTCCGAGATTGCGACAGCCAGCGCCGAGGAATACTCCGGGTCCGATATCTCCGCGCGCACCTCAGCTTCGATCGCAGCGCGGAGATTCCGCAACGCCAAGTCCACTCCGCCGTCCATCTTGTTCCTCACCTCTCGTTGGTTGCCGAGACCAGCCGGTCGAACGCGCGGCCGAACTTCAGCAGGTCACCTTGTCGGCCGGTCGCCGTGACGGTCCCTCGCTTGATGAACAGCCCCCCGTCACGCCGGTCTTGGATGTCCAGGCCCAGCGACCGGCCGTAGTCCAGGAGGTTCGTGAACGCCCCCGACGCGAAGGCCCCGACTTCGTAACGCTGGCTGATGGTGAACACGGCAATCAGCCCTCCAGCCGGTTCAGGACATCGCTCATGGTCTCGATCTCTTCGACGTTCGCCTCTGGCCCGCCGACGGTGATGTCACCACGCTGGAGGCCCTTCACGTACTCCCGGACAAGGTCAGCGACGGTGCCGCGCTCGTACGAGTCGAGGAAGACTGCCTGACGGTCGGTCATGTTCTACTCCCTGGCTTGTGGGTCCGCCGGGGGCCTCAGCCCCCGGCGGTGGATAAGTGTTTACTTGGTCAGGCTGTCGATCAGCTTGCGGAGGTTGTCGGCCCCGATCTCGTCGCGGACCTTGCGGCTCTCGGCGAGAGCGGCCTGACGGGCTTCGAGGATCTCCTGGCTGGTCATCGCTGCCTCCCGGCTCGTTGTCTTGCTGATGTATACATCCTAACTTACCTAGACTAGCCTTGTCAAGCCCTCCTGAGCAGCTACTTCTTACGTCTCACCGTGACGAGATCATCGGCCAGCCACTCCTCGATCTCCAGCCCGTCAGCGTCGTACAACGTCACCTTCTCCGACCCGTCCGACCGCCGCACCAGCACCCCGAAATCCACCTCCCGCCACACGTGGTTGATCCAGACGGACCATCCCGGGTCGACATCCCGGGCCGGTCGTACTTCCTCTATGAAGGTCAACTTCCCAACCCCAACTTCCGGCCCAAGATCGGACCCTGAGATACCTTCGCCTGCAGCGCGGGCAGCGTACGCGCCTCCCACCCCGCAAACGCCGCCTGGAGGTCAGCCCCCCAACGCTGATGCTGCCGCAACGCCGCCACAAGGTCCGTAGCCGCGTGCAGGCCGTTGTTCAGACCCGAGGCAGTGTGCGGGCGCACCGGGGCCGCCGCGTCCCCCACAAGTGCCACCATGCCACCCCCGACGCTCCACGCCAGCCGCTCCGGCATGTCGATGTCCACTACCGGGGCCGCCGCGCGCTCGTCGGTACCCTCCACGATCCCCGCCTCGGCGCCCGGCAGCAGCCGCTCAGCGAACCCGTCCACCCGTGCGCGGGCCTCCGCCGTGATGTGTTCCGCCGTGACGAACGTCCGCACCGTCGGCTTCCCCCCGTAGTGCCGCTCGAAGTCCTCCGGCGACTCGTTCAGGTAGAACGTCCAGTCGACGCACACCTTGCCGTCCCGGACCACGGGGAACAGGTTGAACTGCGTGCCGCCGGGCTCGTAGCGGGTGAAGTCCCGCAGGGAGGGAGGGCAGTCGGCGAGGTTGCCCCGGTGCGCAACGTACCTGGCGTAACGCAACCGGCGGGTCGGGTCAACGATCTTGCGGACCCCGGAGCGGCGGCCGTCGGCGCCAACCACCAAATCGACTTCGCGCTCTTCGCCGTCAGCGAACGACATGACGATGCCGGTCTTCGAAGGCGTCAGCCCGGTCAGCCGCTTCCCGCCGACGATGCAGTCAAGGCGCGACGTCAGCGCGTCGTGCAAGGCGTTCCAGGTGGTGTTGCGCCCCGGATAGATGGTGCGGACCTGACCCTCTACGGACCGGTCCCGGACCTTGATCGCGATGACCTGCTCCGAGTCGAACGGGATGAATTCGCTCTGCTCCACCCCGAGACGGTCCAGCGCGTCCAGCGAGAAGTGATCCAGGCCGATCACACCCCCGGCCGGGCTCGCCGCCGGAGGCATCGCCTCATACACGGTGACGTTGTCGAACCCAGCCTCTTGCAGGGCCAGTGCAGTGAACGGGCCGGTGAGCGACCCGCCGATGACAGCGATACGTGAACCCATGGTGTGCCTCCCTGTGGCATCTGTGGGTGTACCTACGTAGCCGTTGGAGGTCTTGAACCTCCCACCTTCTCACCGAGTCCTAGAATTCGATGCCGCTCCATGTCGACCTGGAGCGGGCGAAGGTCTGCCCGAACGCCAACGGCCCCGGCTTACTGCGCAGGGCTGTAGTAGATCATCAGGGCGAAGCACACCAATGTGCCGACGCCAAGGACAAGTGCGAGAACGAGAAGGGTCCGGTCGCTCCGGCGGTTCATGACGCACTCCCGAAGAAGTAGGCGCAGGCCAGGCCGGTCAGCATGGACCCCGACGCAACGATCGTGAGCATGTTGCTGATGAAGATGAGGCGGGCGGCTCGTGCGTAGTACAGGAGATCCTTCTGGTTCTGGGTCATGACGCACTCCGGAAGATGTAGAGGCACAGCGCCAGATAGGCACAGGCCAGGATGAAAAACGCGCTGGCGTAGAGCAGGAGCGGATTGATGTGGCGGGTGTAGTTGCGGGCCGTGTCGTAGATCCGCCGGACCCGCTGTACGAGGTTGCCCATGTCAGCTCCCTTGTTTCCGTGTCTTGCTTACCCATACAGCATAGGGGGCCTTGCTAATTCTTGTCAAGGCCCCCTATGCAGCTACTTCGCGGACCGCCAACCCTGGTCGTAGCCTTCGGCCCGACCGGTGCGGTAACCGTCCTCATGCGCTTCCACGCGCACCTGCTCCATTCGTTCCGAAAGGCGACGCACCAGAGCATCGACAATGAGCTGTTCGACGCCCTTCCCGGCGAGAAGCCCCTCCACGATCTGCCGAACGTTCTCGGTCACGCCCACACCACCTCCCCCATGTTCTCCAGGGTGGCCAGAACGGTCACGGTGCGGTTCCCCCGCTGGTCGGTGCGGATCTCCAACCGGACATCCTCGGTGGAGTCGACGTTCGCCACCTCCATGCCACCCTCGACGCCGATCAGCGCGACGCGCATCGGGACGTCGGGGTAGGTCAGCAGCAGCTTCGCAAGCTCGTGTGCGGTCATGGTGGAAACCTCCTGGTCAGGCAACGCGGGTGACGGTAACGGTCATGCCGCCTCGGGTGGTCCAGGTGATCGGGCCGGTGTAACCGTCGTTCTTCAGGGCCTTCCGCAGGCGAGCCGGGGCGTACATGGCGGCCATCTCGGCGCGAACACCGTCGAACCGCTCCGCACCCGTGGTGCGCAGGTCGTAGGAGTGGCTCCGGGTGCCGGTGACTGCGAAGCGGAAGGTCTGCATTTCGGTTCTCCCTGGCTCGTCAACTTGTGTGCCTTAAGCATACAAGGGCTTGCAGCTTCTTGTCAAGCCCTTGTATGCAGGGCTTACGCGGCCGTGATCAGCGTGACGTCGGCCGGGCTGACGCCGTACTCCCGCTTCGTCCCCGACCACGGGCTGTTCAACTTTCCGTGCGCCGTCCCGTCCTTCTTCAACACCACGCCGGTCAGGTTCACCATCGTCTTGCCAAAGCGGTCCCTCCACAGCTCCGCACTCTCCACGCGCATCCGGCGCACCGCCGTGCCGGAGGTGAAGTTCCTCCCCTGACCCTTCTTCCACTCAATGCTGTACTCCACGACGTCACCACGCTTGATCTCGTTCGTGACGTACTCCAGGTTCGCCTGCCGCTTCGCCTGGTTGGCGGCGGCCTGCGCAACCCTCGCAGCCACGTCTGCCAGGCGGTCCCGCTCGGCGGTGATCCTTTCCATCAGGCCCGGCAGCCGGTTCTCTTCCGGCAGCATGTGCATTGCGCTCAGGATCTGGTCAACGTCGGGGAGGGTGAGGTGCAACATGGCGTTCTCCTTCGGCTTGTTCTCCTGCGGGGCGTGAGGCATACTCTACAAGGCTTGCACTTTCCTGTCAAGTCCTACGGATTAGGTTTCCCCTGCAAAACAGGGCTTGACACAGCGACGCAAGACCGGCTAGTGTACTTCCCAGCAAGACAGACCACCTTTGGAACCAGGGCTAAAGGAGCCTGCCGTGGGCATCATCATCGAACTGGCCATCATCAACTCCAACATCATCTTGGCGTGGGTCACTTACCTGGTGGTCCCCGAGGAGAAGCACCCCCACGTGGTCCGCAAGGTTCGCCACCACGTGAGCCGCATCGCCCGAGTGGTGCACCCTGGCCGCTCCTCGCACGTGGCGCGGCACCGCATTCGCGTCTGAATTACTGAGTGTTGAGTACCCCCCGGCGGACGTCGGGGGGTCTCGGTCTTTGAAAGGGATGATCATGGAAGTCACGCATTCGCTCAGCATGGCCGGAGCCGTGGAGCAGATCGAAGAGTTCGCCAGGTTCCATGCTGGTCTTGTGGATCGCATCCTCGGCGCCCCTGATGAGGCGTTCCCGACGTACCTGCACACCGCCGCGCAGCGGATCGTGACGGAACTGGAGCAAGACTACGAGGGGACCGCGCTGATGCTGCGTGAGGTCATGGGCGGGTTCCCCGACGAGGGTGAGGCAGACTTCTGGTCCACGCCGGTCGGTCAGCAGGTGTACCGGCTGGTTGGCTACGGCAACCCGGTCGTACCGCGAGGTCACGCCGTACACATTCTCGGGGTGTCACGGCAGCGGGTCTCGCAGTTGGAGCAGGAGGGCATCCTAGTCAGCACGCCGGACGGCGAGGGTCTGACGGAGCAGTCGGTTCGGGGCCGCTGGGAGGTCTACCCTCACCCGAACCGCAGGCAGGAAGCCCTTGACAAGGCGATGCAAGAGGGGTAGTGTTCGGGATGTGAGGGGATGTGGTCGCGGCATTGGCCGAAAAGGTACCGCCTCTCCCCTCACCCCCAACAAACCATCGCGCCAGGGAGGCCGCCATGCCCGAAACTCTCAAGGGGACCGTTCCGCTGAAGCCCACCTGGACCCCGATCCCGGGAACCTACTTCGAAGTGCGCGGCGTGAGCGCCCGCGTCCGTGATCTTGACTACCAGATCAGCTTCGGCTTCAAGACGGACATCCTTGGCGCGGTCGACCTGCGCCTGACCAGCTATGAGCGACCGTTGGTCGACGTTACGGTGCTGCCCTCCGACCGCTCCGCCGGTGACCCTGTTGCCGACGTGTGGGTTCTCGGCATCGGGATGGTCACCGTGCGGTGGGCGTTCGCGACCCCGCTGCCACCCTTGAAGCCGAAGGCCAGCGTCTGGACCGGTTCGCAGTTCCACGACGAGAGCTTGGGTGGCTTCTTCGGCGACAAGCCGTGGTCGGAGGCGCCCGGCCTGGACCTGCCCGCCCTGCCCGCCCCGAAGTACTCGTACACCGCACCCGCGTACGGCGAGGGTGAGGTCTATGACGGTGACCTGCCCGGCTGGATGTCGGAGGCGCTTGCCGACGGCTGGACCGCCGACGAGATCTTGGAACTGCTGGAGGACTCCGACCGCGCCAAGGCCCTCCCCTCGAAGACGGTCGAGGACATCGACGGTGAAGAGCTGACCGAGGAGGAGTGGGCGGAGTCGTCGCCCGAGGCGTTCCAGCAGTACATGTCCCGCAGGATCAGCGAAGAAAAGTAAGTCGCATCACTTGACAAGACTCGTCAAGTCCACTAGTGTTAGTCATGCCAGGGAGGGCAAGACCTCCCTGAAACCCCACCAGCCCAGACCCATTGCCCGGGAGGCAGCCATGCAGGTCACCTACACCCAGAACGTCACCATGACCGGTGCCGGTGAGGCCGACAAGGTCTACAGCGTCTACGCGGTCACCGACGGCCCCAAAGACAACGAGTACCACCTGTTCGACGTGTACGTGAACGTTCAGGACAAGGTCATCAACGTCCGAGGTCTCTACACCGGAGCCGACGGCTCCAACCCGATGCCGCTCGTTCCCACCACCGGCGTTGCCACCCTCACCTCGGACATGGTCATGGTCGACGCCGACACCCAGACCTACCGCAAGATCGACCGCGTCAACGGCGGCTCCGTCCGTTCCTACGTCACCCCCCGCGCCGGTCGCCTGACCGCCATGGCCTACGCCGTCGGCGTGAAGCTCCAGCCCGCCGCCGTCTGACCATTCGCGAATCGCGAACCGTAGCCCGGGGCCAACCACCCCGGGCTACGGCACATACCAGGGAGAAGCCCCATGCAGCCGTACAGCTCACAAGACGTCGGATACATGCTCATCACCGTCGGAACCCTCCTCGCGCTCATCACGATCGTCTTCGGGGTCGGCTACCTGATCTGGCTGGCCATCCCGGTCCGCGCCCCGAAGCCCCCGCGCCCCGTCCCGCCGCCGCGCCGGATGCCCGCCCAGCGGCACACCTACGCCCCCCGGCACGGGCACCAGGCGATCGCGCCGACCCAGATCACCCCTGCCCGGCTGCGCAACCTGCCACCGGCGCAAGACCCATGGAACAGCACGGCGTTCACGGAGATCCGCTGAAGGGTTACGGCCCAGACCTGATTTGTATAGACTGGGCAGACACACGCGCCGATAGCTCAGCGGTAGAGCAGGGGACTTTTAATCTCCGTGTCGGGGGTTCGACACCCTCTCGGCGTACAGGCGGGCGGCTGACGGCTACGGTCGGGCCGCCCGCATTCGACGTGAGGAGGGCGTGTTGGATTTCCTGGCATTTGATGGGGACGGGACCGAACCGGCCCGCATCACCGACCAGATCAGCCCGGCGGACCTGGCCGAGATTGACCAGCAACGGGCGCAGGCGGCCGAGAAGATGAACCGGGTACTGCTACACACGATTACGCACATCGCGCTGCGCTCTGTGTGCCCCGACGACCGCATCTCGCTCATCGGCAACGCTGAGCATCTGGCGAACGAGTTTTTGAAGCTGGACCGCCGTGACGCCATCGGGATCATCAACCTGGCGATGGAGCGGCTGGCCCAACAGTCGATCGAAGACATGGGCGGCACCCAGAACGCGTACGAACACCTGGACCTCGACGGGCTCCGCAAGATCTTCCACGGGGCGCGTGACGCCGTTGAGGAGAGCGACGAGTGAGCACGGTCATCGAGTACATCGTGATGGTGATGGTCATCTGCGCGGTGCTGGCAGTACTGCTCATTCTCACCCTCTCCGCTATCGATCTGTTCCGGCCCCACAATCACGGCACCCCGCCACTGGTACGTCCCGCGCACGGGCTGGAGAGCCTGGACCGGCGCGACCCGATTGACACCGCCGTACTGTCCCGGCTGGAAGACGAACTGGCCGAACACGACCCTGCCTGGTACGCCAAGATGTGCCGGAAGTTGAACGTTTCGTAAGAGACGTTCTGACGCGGCACACTTAGGAGCCGTGAAGAGTCAAGCGCTCCTACTGCTGCTCCTGCCCGTCGCGGTGTGGACCACCATGCTCGGCTCCGCGATGGCCCTCCTGGAGCTGGCCGCGCTGCGCGACCTGGTGACCCCGCTCCTGCTCGGCGTGCTGTTGTTCGGCTGGCTGTTGTGGTCGATGCTGGCGCAGGGAGTCTTTACAGCGAGAAGCCCCCGGCGGTGATGCCGGGGGCTTCTCGCTGTGCGGCTAGCGGAACAGGCGCCGGAGGATGACGTAGATGGTGACGACGAGCGCCAGGATGATCAAAGAATCACCACCACGGCGAACGTGATCAGGCCGAGGACAACAGCAAAGTCAAAGAACCCGGACAGTAGGGCGCGGGTACGGTCCTGCATCAGTATTCGTCCGTCATGATCGCGATGGCGCCGATGAGGCCGACGAGGAGCATGACCAGCAGCAAGAATCCCATGACCAGCATTTTTGTGCCTCCCTGGCTCGTTGTGTATGCCTCTACTCTACAAAACTAGCGGAGTCTTGTCAAGGGCTAGGCCATTGCTAAGTCAGGCAAGTTTGCTACCCTCCGTGTAGATCACGTCGACAGGTGCTGTGCTGTGGGCCGACCGGACGCTTTTGCTACTGCATCCTGGAGTTCGGCAGATGAAGATCAAACTGCCCTTCGACGTTCCCGAGACCTTCAGCGGTCTCACCGTCGAGCGACTCACTGAGCTTGAGACCTTCGCTGTCCAGGCCGCCAAGCCGCTCCGGACCAAGAGCGCCGACGAGGTCACCGACGACGACGTTGAGACCCTCCGCGCACTCGCTGACGTGGTCGCCAATGTTCGCGCCGCACGTGCGGAACACGACAAGCAGGCCGAAGACGCTGACAAGCGCAAGGCGGACTTCGCCGCTCTTGCGGACACCTTCGCCACGAAGACCGACGACAAGGCCGACGAGAAAGCCGATGAGGACGAGGCAGACGCCGAGACCGACGCGGCTGACGAAGAGGAAGAGGCGGCGGACGAAGCGGCGGCAGCCAAGAAGGACAAGAAGGCCGTGACCGCTGGAGCTGGCCGCAAGGCCCCGCGCGTTGCTGACGTTGCCAAAGGCAACAAGCTTCCGACGATGGAAGACCAGCGCGTCGAAAACGAGTTCTTCTCGATCGTTGCTGCTGCTGACGTTCCCGGGTTCCCGTCGGGTGCCGAGTTCGGCTCCGACCTTGACCTTGGTCGGGCGATCGAGGCGCGGCTGGCGTCGTACAGCGGTCGCAAGAGCGGCTCCGGGCAGCACGGCGTCGCAGTTATCAAGCGGAATCTGCCGTCGGAGCTGGTCCAGGGTAACGGCTCCGCCGAGAGTGACATGAAGCTTCTGGAGTACGCGGCCAGCGAGGCGCGACTGCCGGGCGGGTCGCTGATCGCGGCTGTTGAGGCGGAGCAGAAGCGCCTTGAGGGTGCGAAGAGCAAGCGGTCCAGCCTGATCGCGGCTGCCGGATGGTGTGCCCCGTCCCAGACGGTCTACGACCTGTTCGAGCTGGAAACCGGCCGTGATGGCATGGTCGACATCCCGCAGATCCAGATCACCCGGGGCGGTATCAACTTCACCCCCGGGCCGGACTTCGCGACGATCTTCGCTGGTACCGGTTACTTCCACCAGACTGAGGCGCAGGTCATCGCGGCCACCACCAAGCCGTGCATGGTCGTGCCGTGCCCGTCGTTCACCGACGTCCGGCTTGAGGTTGAGGGCGTCTGCATCACCGGCGCGATCCTGCAGTCCCGGGGCTACCCGGAGATGGTGGCCCGCTTCACCAGGGGCGCCATGGCGGTGCACAACCACAAGCTCAACAAGTTCGTCATCGACAAGATGGTGGCCGGTTCCACGGTCGTGGACCTGTCCCCGGCCCCGGTCGCGACGTCGGTGTTCGCCGACGACCCCACGACCACGGGCATGCTCGCGGCGATCGAAATGGGCGTTGAGGACTACCGGTACCGCCACCGGATGCCGTTCGGTTCGGCGCTGGAGGCCGTCTTCCCGCACTGGGTGCTGCCGGTGATCCGCGCGGACTGGTCGCGTCGGACGGGTGTGGACATGACGAACGTGTCGGACGCGCAGATCCTGGCGCACTTCACGGCGCGTGGTATCCGCCCGCAGTTCGTCTACGACTGGCAGGACTCGTTTGCGGGCACCGCCGCCGGTCCGGGTGGCGCTTCGGCCCTGCAGGACTTCCCGCAGGAGGTCACGTACCTGCTGTACGCGGCGGGTACGTGGGTGCGTGGCGTCGCGGACGTGATCACCCTGGACACGGTGTATGACGCGGCGAACTTGGCCCTGAACCAGTTCACCGCGCTGTTCACGGAGGAGGGTGTTCTGGTTGCGAAGATGGGCCACGACTCCCGTGCCTACACCGTGCCGCTCTGCCCGTCGGGTACCACGTCGGCTACCACGGCGATGAACTGCTCGTAAGCCTTCAGGGCGGGGGTCCCTTCGGGGCTCCCGCCTCTCGGCATCGACTGGATCTTGAGAGGCAAACGAGATGTCTTCCCTGCAGGAGCTGGCGGGCAACGGCTTCCCCTTCGCGGTCACCATCGACGCGCAGGGCACCGCCGGTACCGCTGACGAGTTCACCGGGGTCGTGGTCCCGTTCGCGGGCCGGATCACCCGGGTTGAGTTCATTCCGAAGGCGGCGATCACCGCCAACGCGAGCAACTTCTTCACGTTCAACATCCGCAACCGGGGTCAGGTCGGCACTGGCACCACCGTTGCGGCCACCCGCGCCTGGTCCGCGACCAACTCGGTCGCGTTCAAGGGCGAGACGTTCACCGTGTCCGGCACTCGGGCGAACGTCGTCGTGGCGGCTGGCGACGTGCTCACCATCGAGCGCACCGTGACCGGTACCGGCCTGGCGTCTCCCGCTGGAACGGTCATCATCTGGATCGCGGCCAACTAGCCCGAAAGGAGGTGGGCGCTCATGGCGCCTGTGGTTACTCCACCCGTCCGTGTCAGCGCACCGCCCCCGGGTGATCACCGGTACGGGATCTTCAACGTCGCCGATGTGGTGCCGTTCACCGACGATCACCAGCACTACGGCGGGCTCCTGTACGACGCGGCTGGTTGCGGCACCGCCCGAGGCTGGCCGATCGCCTGCGACGTGGCCACCCCGGGCACGCCGAAGACGTTCGACAACAACACGGCGGAGACCTCGGTCAAGCCGTTCGCGGTCTACACGTCGCTGCTCTGCGGTACCGCCGGGTACACGGCCGAGTACCTGGAGGACAAGGTTCGGATGCGGCTAGCTGCTGTCGAACAGCAGGGCGTGGAGGAGGCGTTCTCCTCCGGGCTGCTCAACGGCACGACGCTGGGTAACACGCCGGTTCTGGCGGGCGGCGGCGGCGTGACGGTGCTGACGGCGGCGGGCTCGCTGAAGCTGGCTGTGGCCGCGCTGGAGGAGTTCGCGGGGGACAACTACGGCTACGTGCCGGTTATCCACGCTCCGGCGTCTGTGGCCGCGCACGCGGGCGCGAACGGGCTGATCCGGGCTCAGGGCGACATCCCCGCGAACGGGGTCCTGAAGACGTACCTCGGGTCGCGCTGGTCGTTCGGGTCCGGCTACACCAACACCTCCCCGGTCGGGGTCGCGGCGGCTGCCGGGCATGCCTGGTTGTACGTGACTGGCCGGGTGACGCTGTGGCAGAACACGAACGTTTTTGTGTCCCCGGCGAAGCAGAGCGCGAACCGGGCAGTTAACCAGTACAACTTGATTGCGGAGCGGGAGTGGGCAGCGTCCTTCGACTGTTTCGTTGCGGCGATCGACGTCACGCTGTAAAGGAGATGAGTTGAATGGCGCTCTACCAGTTCGGCCCCGACGAGCACGTGGAGTCCTCGATGCAGGCGCTCCTGGAGCTGGCCGGTGACGACCCCTCCGTTGTGTCCTACCGCCCCGGCGTCGGACCGTCGGGAGCTGTCGAGCTTCCCGACGACCTGCACCAGCAGTGGACCGAAGTCAAGGCGCAGCACGACGCCGACACGGCGAAGAAGGCTAAGGCCGACAAGGCGGCGGCCAGCACGGACGAGGAGGACACCGAGACGGAAGGGGACGACACGGCGGGTAAGACCGCTACGCGTACCTCTCGTCGGGGTGCCGGGAAGAGCCAGGAGTAGTCAATGGCGGCGCAGTGCTTCCAGCCGGTCGGCGGCAACCGTATGCGGGTCATTGCCCTTGACTCGTGCGGCACCGTGAAGACCGGCGTGGGTTCCATGAAGATCATCTCGGACGGGTTCGTGTCGGTTGCGCGAACCGCCCAGTACGAAGACCCGGACGAGTTCATCGTTAAGAACGCCAACGGCGACATCTGCCTGAACTACCGGACGAACCCGGTCCTGAAGTGGGTAAACCTGGAGTTCACCTTCTGCAAGGTGGACCCTGAGATGATCAACGTTCTGACGGGCTCGCCGCTGGTGCTTGATGACGCGGCAACCCCCGCCGCCGTTGGTTTCCGGACCCGCGAGAACGTCGTCTCCACGGTCAACTTCTCCATTGAGGTCTGGACGAACCTCGGTGGTGTCGCCTGCTCCGGCGGCACCCTCGAATACGGCTACTACCTGGTGCCGTGGGTGGTGCAGGGCACCCTGGGTGACCTGACGATCGAGAACGGCCCAGTGTCGTTCGTGGTCAACGCCCGGTCGAAGTCGGGTTCGCCGTGGGGCACTGGCCCGTTCAACATCCGTAACACGAAGGTGTCCCCGGCCCCGGCGAAGCTCATCACCGCCATCAACGCCCTGGACCATGAGCACTTGCAGGTCGTGAACCTGGCTCCGCCCGCTGCTGCGTGCGGCGCCACCACGGTTACTCCGGACGCGTAGCACCAGACCTGTAACCCACCTAGAAAAGTTCTAGGTGGGTTACAGGTCCCCCAAACCTCAAGTAGGGAGCACCCATGGCCAACGCGCTGTTCGACCCGGGCCGGGAAGGCTTCCTGGCGGGCGAGATCGACTGGGACACCGCCGTGATCAAGATGGCGCTTGTGCGGGGCTACACCTTCTCGGCGGCGCACAAGTTCGTCTCCGACGTCACCGGCGCGGGCGGCACCCTGGTCGTGACGTCCGGCGCGTTCGGGTCGAAGACGGTCACCTCGGGTGTCGCGGACGCGGCCGACGTGACGTACACGGCGGTTGCTTCCGGCGCGGCGATCCCCGCTCTGATCATCTTCCAGTCGAGCGCGGTCACCGGCGGCGCCGATGTCGCGGCGAGTGCGCAGCGGCTCATTGCCTACATCGACGCGTACACGGGGCTTCCCGTCACGCCGAACGGTGGGGACATCACGGTGACGTTCGACAACGGGGCTAACAAGATCTTCAAGCTGTAGGGCTGAACCGTGACGGTCCTGAGCTGGCCCGCTGTCGTCGGCACAGCGATCAACATCACCGTCAACACGCTCGGCGCGGTCGGCACCGGTGATTTCACGATCGTGGTGCTGACCAAGCCGAACGGCAATCACGGTCACATCGGCATGACCGTGACCACCGGCCACCCGATCCAGCAGCTCAACGACAGCAACGTCTGGTTCGGCGGCGGCGATTTCAGCGGCTTCGGCACCAGCAACAACACCGACTGGCATGTGATCGGGCACAGCAAGACGTCCGGCAGCAACGTCTATCGGTGGCACTACTGGAACTACAGCGCGGGCGGGGCCAAGACCCACTCGAACGGCACTGGCACGCACGCAAACCCGGGCACCATCACCGCTATCAAGATCGGCGACTGCGACAACCGGGGTAACGGCCTAATCGCGGTTGTGGCCGTCTGGAAGCGGGTGCTGTCCGACGCGGAGTTCGACTCGCTGTGCACGACGCACCTGAGCGACTGGAACGCGCTCTCCCCTGACGCCCTGTGGCCGCTGAACGTGGCCGCTGCCTCCGTGGTTGACGCAACCGGTCACGGCAACAACGCGGCCAGTGTCACCGGCACGATCTCCCTGACGGGCAGCGACCCACCGTCGTTCGACTTCAGCCTGTCGGGGACGCAGACGCTGACCGGTACGGGCATCGCTTCAGCGGGCGCGTTCGGTGCGGGCACCGTCTCGTCGCTGTATACGATCACTGGTACCGGGATTGCCTCCGCCGGTGCGTTCGGCGCGGGCACGGTCTCCTCGGCGTACACGATCACCGGCACGGGCGTTTCCTCGGCTGAGGCGTTCGGGGCCGGAACAGTAACGCCGGGCGCCGTCAATCTCGCAGGTACCGGCATCGCAAGCAGCGGGGCTTTCGGTGCCGGTACCGTCACCACCGGCGGCGTGAGCCTGGCCGGTTCGGGTATCGCCTCCGGCGAGGTGTTCGGCGCGGGCACGGTAACGCCCGGCGGCGTGACGATCACCGGGTCGGGGATCGCTTCGGCGGAGACCTTCGGTGCGGGTGTCGTCTCGGCCGGGGGCTCACTGCTCGGCGGGGCCGGTATCGCCTCGGCGGAGACGTTCGGTGCGGGCTCTCTTGGCGTCGGCCCGGTCAGCCTTGCCGGTGCTGGTATTCCGTCCGGGGGGGCGTTCGGCCAGGGTCTGGTGGGGGACGCGCAGGCCCAGTTGATCTTTGGTTCGGGCATCCCGTCGGCGGGGGCGTTCGGGCACGGCGACGTGACGAAGCTGGGCAAGGGATTCTGTGACTGCGATGCTGATCTAGGATTCCTGGTTCAGTTCGGCCGGGGGAGAGTGAGCGCATGAGCGGACCTTGCACGTGGGATATCGACGTGTCCTGCTGCCAGGCGGTGTGGGACGCGGCGAGTCCGGCCGACCAGACCCGGGCGCAGGAGTACGCAACAAGCGTCCTGTGGGCGCTCACGGGGCGACGTTTCGGCATTTGCTTGCTGGAGGTACGTCCCTGCGAGGTGATGACGGAGCAGGGCTACCAGACGTACGGGGTGCTGTTCGACGCCGACGGCGGTTCCGGCTGGAGCTGGCTTCCATACCTGGACGACGTGGGCCGCTGGAACAACATCACCTGCCCCGGCGGGCAGTGCCGCCCGACGTCGGAGATCTGGCTTCCCGGCCCGGTGGCGGGTGTTACGGAGGTCCGGATCAACGATGCGGTCGTTGATCCGGCGGCGTACCGCGTTGACAACGCGGCATACCTGGTTCGCCAGGATGGCGGCGCCTGGCCGGTTACGCAGGACTTTAACGTGGACCAGTACGCGACTGAGGGCACCTTCGTTGTTACGTACGCGCGTGGCGTTGCGGTTCCCCCGGCCGGTCAGGTCGCGGCGGGCATGCTGGCGTGCGAGTTCCTGAAGGCGTGCAGCGGGTCCACGTGCCGCCTGCCCGCCCGGGTGTCGTCGCTGACCCGCCAGGGCGTAAGCATGCAGGCCGCAGACACGACGATCAAGGACGGGCTGACCGGCCTCAACGAGGTCGACAACTGGATCTACTCGGTGAACCCGTACAAGCGTTCGAGCCCGGTGCGGGTGTGGTCGCCTGACCTGCCGAACCAGCGTGTCACGACCTGGCGGGCCTGATGGTCGACTATCGCAACGGCGAGTTCATCACGGCTGCCGAAGAGCTGCTGATCTGCCTCGGCACGGCTGCCGCCGACATCTCCGCCCCACCGGCGAACCAGTCCCTGCGGGCGGGCGCAGCGATCGCCTTGGACATCTCCCAGACGCAGAACGAGTGTTGCGATGGGCTGGCGTGGGTCCGGGTCGGTGACGAGTTCCTCTCCAACGTGTTCCCCGGGGAGGACGGTGGCCTGATCAGCTCATGCGGCGCTTCGTCGTGGGCGGTGGAGCTGGAGGCGGGCATCGCTCGGTGCGCTCCCACGGGGGACATCAACAGCACGCCGACGTACGACGATCACTACACGCTGGCGGTGCTGCTGGAGGAGGATGCGGCGGCCATCCGGCGGGCGGTGTGCTGCTTCGTGGCGCAGTGGAACGCGAAGATGTGGAAGACGTCGGTAAGTCGGCTGTCGAAGTTCGGTCCGGAGGGCGGCTGCGCGGGCACCATAGTCACAGTGACCGCGCAGGTGTTCCCGCACGACGTTTGGAGTTAAGTCATGGCAGTTGTCGAAGCAACGATCAACCTCGACATGTTGAATATGGGCGAGCAGGTCGAGTTGTCCGCCGACATGCTCAAGGACCAGCCGGTGAAGGGCCTGATCGAGCAGGGCTACCTGAAGGTCGTGAAGGGTGACGACGTCCAGGACGACGTAGACACGTTGCCTGACCAGGAGGTCGCAACGGTGGAGGCTACGCAGGAAACCCCGCAGGCCCGGCGCGCCCGCACGGGGAAGAACACGGAGTAGCCCCATGGCCAGGGCAAGCGTCCATGTGGCCCTGTCCCGGGCGACGCTGAACGCTGTCGGCGCGCAGGACGCCGGAAAGCTGGTGGTGAAGACGACGCTCCGGGTGCTGAACCGGGCGAAGATCCTCACGCCGGTTGACACGGGCAACCTGCGCGCCAGCCTGACGCAGGTCGTGACGATCACCGGCAGCGAGGTGGTTGGGCGGGTCGGAACGAACGTCAATTATGCGATCTTTGTGCATGAGGGGACCCGCCCGCACATTATCCGAGCGAAGCACGCCGGAGCGTTGCGGTTCTTCTGGCCGAAGGTAGGCGTCGTCACCGTGGTGCCGAAGGTGACCCGCAAGGGCAAGTGGACGGGCTACATTGCGAAGCGGAAGGTCTTCCTCGTCGGGAAGGGCTACGTGAACCATCCCGGCACGAAGGGCCGCCCGTTTCTACGGACGGCCCTTGTGGAGGAAGCCACCAGGGCGGGTTTCCTCGTGAAGCGAGTCTAGCGGCGGGGGCAGCCCCACCCGAAGTCGCGGCCCATCTCAATCACCCCCCTTTGATTGATGCCTGTCACAGTGTAGCATCCCTAGACAGGATCTTGCAAGGGCGTTAGAGCAGGGCCAACACGATCACGATCGCGGCCACAATGACGATCAGGATGAGCCAGCCGATATCGTCCTGATCCCCGCTCACCGGCGTGGCTCTCGGTGCTGGCAGTCGCACTGGCTCTTGTCCCGCAGGCGGCACAGCTCGTGACCCCGCAGCAGACCAGCCAGGGTTTTCGGGAGATAGACGCTGGGAGCCCGCGCGGCATCCGCTGCCGCGCGGCAGGCAACGCAGATCACGGCCGAACCTGCGTCCAGGGTCCGAGAATCTCGGTGCCCTTGTCTGGTCCGTCGGTGATCATGACGACCCACGATCGGTAGACCGCCCCGTCGTTTTCTTCGGCGATGTCTCGTGCGTCTTCCTCCGCGATCCCCTTCGTGGTCCCGGCAGGCGTGACGACCTTCCAGCGAGATACCTGGTAGTGCGGCTCCGTGTATGGCCACCTCATGGCTTTACTCCTCCAGGTCCGACGAAGACAGGATGACCGATCACCACGGCGATTGAGTCCTGCCGACACGTCTCGGCCAGGACGTACATCTGATCCAGCAGGTACTGCTCATCCTCGACGTTGATCTCTACGCAGAAGTTCGCGTTCTGCCACGGATGGTCGGGCCTGGAGTACCACTCGCCATGAACCTGCCAGAACTTCCCGCCCAAGCTGGAGCCGGGGTTGCCAGTCAGGAACTCCCGGGTGATGGCGATGAAGTCTGCCCACTCACGCTGAGTCAGCTTGTCGTCGCTGTTACCGAGGCTGATGTAGGCGTTGATCCGGCCGTCGGTCATGTGGTCTCCGGTTCTTTCCGGGCGGACATGGCGATACGCAGGCGGTTTGCCAAGGTCAGGAACGATGCTGCGATCTCCTCCAGGTCTTCGGGCTGACTCGGCGAGGCGGCGGCGAGCAGGCCCCGGCGGTACCCCACCTGCAGCGCTCCGACGATCATCAGCTCGATCTCGGCCTCGTTCGTCGCGTCCCGCAAGGCCGTGACATAGGTCCTGATCAGGCGTTCCTCAGGAAAGTCGATCGGGATTCCAGTATCCATGGTTGTCTAGTCTGCCAGTACAATGCAGATCATGACAGACACCAGGGCAACGGCAACCATCGACTTCCTCGGCAGGGAAGTGCAGGTGTACGAGCCCAGCGATACGCAGAAAGCCGTTCTCGCGCAGATCGCCCGGTCAACCCGGGTGGAGCTGATGACGAAGGTAGCCCGGCTGATCGACCTCATGGAGGCGTGGATCGTCTTCGACGTCGACCGGCAGTGGTTCTCAGACAACATGCTCGGCGGTGACTGGTCGTTCGAGGACGACGTCATCCCGCAGATCCAGAACATCGTGGAGGCGTTCGCGCCGGAGGAAAACCGGGAAGGACGCCGGGCCGCGAAGAAGGCCATCGCGCGCAGGCCCGCGAAGTAGTCATGGACATCCTCGCGTCGTTGTGGCCGGTCGAGATCGACGTAACGGTTGGCCGGGCCGTCTACACGATCCCGTCGCTGCCCGCTGCCGACTGGGTGGCGGTCGTCGCGACCAACGACGCGTTCGCGATCGTGCCGGGCCTGCTCGCCGACGAGGACCAGTTGCGGGTGTGGGACGCGCTGGAGGATGGACTCATCGAGTTGCCCGAGTTGACGACGCTCGCCCGGCACGCCCTGGAGGCGGCGGCCGGGCGGCCATGGTGGGAAGCTCAACACCTGGTGGTGGGGGCTACACAGTCGTGGGATGTGCTCGGCGGGAAGCTGCTGCTGTCCGGTGTTGACCTTGGGCGAATCTCTCTCGGCGCGTTCTGCAACACCATCTACGCCCTGGCGACGGACGGCATGGAGAAGAAAGACCGGATGAAATTCGACATGGAGTTGCACCGCCCGCCGGTGGAGGCGCTGGAGGAAGTGGCGCAGGATTCCGACTACCTGGCGTCGCAGTTCCGCGCGGCATTCGTGGAGGCGCAGCGCGGAGCTTAGTTAGATCGTTACGCTCTGAGGCGTGACCTCGCCTACCCGCTCCGTCGGCCGTGCATACGTGGAGATGCACGGCGACTATTCGAAGCTGGGTCCTGAGGCTGAGCGTGAGATCCAGGACAAGCTCGATAACGCGGCGAAGCACGTCGACTTCGATGAACTGGGCAGGGCGGCCGAGAAGGCGGGGGAGGACGCCGGTAAGAAGTTCGGCGACGGCTTCTACCGGGATGCGCGGGGCCGCCTGCGCAACGCTAGGGGCCAGTTCGTCAAAGACGGTGAGCGCGTAGGCAAAGACATCGTCGGGGGCCTGGCGCGGATTCTGGAGCGCGGGAATGGCCGCTCTGGTCTCCTCGGGGCGTTTTCTCGGCTGGGTTCGCAGGCGCTGGAGGCGTTCCAGTCTGGCTTCTCGAACGTTAAGAGTTTCGGAGATTCGATCGGGTCGGTCTTCTCCAAGATCGGTGACGTCGGCGGCGAGATTGGGTCGGTCCTGAAGATCGGCTCGATCATCGTTCTGATCCCGATCGTCATTCAGCTCGCGGGCGCGCTCGTGCAACTCGGCGCGGCACTGTTCGCGCTCCCGGCGGCGGCAGGCGTCGCGCTGACGGCGATCCTACCGCTGGTGATCGCATTCCAGGGGTTCGGGGACGCGGTCAGCGCGGGGCTGTCCGGCGACACGGATAAGTTCAATGAGGCCCTGAAGAAGCTGGCGCCGTCGGCACGGACGGTCGTCAAGGAGCTGGTGGCGCTCGGGCCGCAGTTCAGGGCGATCAAGAACGACGTGCAAGGCGCGTTCTTCAAGCCGCTGCAGGGCTTCTTCACCGAGTTCGGTAGGACGCTGCTGCCGCTGGCACACCGTGGCTTGACGCTCGTGGCGGGGTCGCTGGGGAACTTGGCCCGTGGTCTCGGCAACGTGTTCACCCAACCGCAGAACCTGGCGACGTTCAACGCGCTGTTCGCCACGACGAACCGGATCGTCCAGACGCTCGAACCGGCGTTCGCAAACCTGGCGCAGGCCCTGCTGGATCTGATCCGCCCAGCTCTGCCGTTTCTGGAGCGGGGGGCCACGGCATTCCGGAACTTCGCGGCGACCGTTGAAGCGTTCACGAAGCGGATTGCCGGGGACGGGTCGCTGTCGGGCTGGCTGGATAAGGCGTTCAAGATCGGCGGTGACCTGCTCCGGCTGGTGAAGGAGCTGGGCGCGTACCTGATCACGCTGCTGGGCGGTGAGGTCGGCGACCAGGGTGCGAGCTTCCTGAACGATCTTGCTGACGCGGTGGCGCGGCTCAACACGTTCTTGAAGTCGAAGGAGGGGCAGACGGCCCTCCACAACCTGACGACGATCTTGAAGGCGTTCGGCGCGGTCGTCCTGCTCCTGATCAACATGGAGCCGACCGCATTCAAGGCGTTCAACGCCGTGTTCCAGGGGGTGCGCCTCCTACTGAAGGGTCTGGAGGCGCTCGGCGGCGGGTTCGTCTTCGTCATTGCCAAGATCGTTGAGTTCGTGAAGTGGCTGGGTCTCGCGATCGGCCACGGCTTCGCGGTCGCCTACCGGGCCGTGGTCGGTTGGGTGTCCTCGGCTGGCTCGGCCATCGGCGACTTCTTCACCAAGGACATTCCGCGCTGGTTCAACGTGGCGGTCGACTGGTTCAAGGCACTGCCGGGCCGCATCCTCGACGGGATTGAGAGCTTCCGCGACGCGGGCCGCAACTTCATCATCGACACGCTCACGAGCTGGTACCAAGCGGTGTTCCGGGGCATCGGCGAGTTGATCGGCCTGTTCCTGTCGCTGCCGTACCTGGTGCAGCAGGGCTGGCAGAAGTCGATCACGTTTCTGGGTGACTTCTTCACGGCTGCGTGGAACTACGCGGTGTCGACGTTCTGGCTTGGCGTCCACGAGGTTGAGGCCGTCGTCAACGCGATCCCGGGCCTGCTCGTGTCGGCCGGACACGCGATCGAAGGGTTCTTCGTCAACCTGGGCAACTCGATCTGGTCGTTCCTCACCGAGACCCTGCCGAACACCCTGAGCGCGGCAATGGATGCCGTCGGCAACTTCTTCGTCAGCCTGTGGAACAACGTCTTCGTCGCCACCTGGAACGCGGTCGTCTCGGGCTTCAACCGGGTGACCGACTTCATCGGCTCCTTGCCGGATCGGGTGCGGGCGCTCGGACCGAAGCTCTACAACGCGGCCGTTGATCTCGGTCGGCAGATTGGGCGCGGCCTGTCGGAGATCGGCAACTTCGCCTCCGACATCGGCAAGAAGATCGTGAGCACGGTGAAGAGCGGGGTTAACTGGATCATCGACTCCATCAACCGGGGCATCGCCGACATTGACGACCGGCTGCCGGTCAGCCTGCCGCGTATCCCGAGGCTCGCGAAAGGCGCGCTGGTCGACTCCCCGACGCTCGCCCTGGTGGGCGAAGCTGGGCCGGAGGTTGTCCTCCCGCTTTCGGATCCGAAACGGGCTCAGCAGCTCGCCGAGGACTCCGGCCTGACGAAGATCCTGAGGGAGGGCAAGACGTCGACCACGACCAACGTTGCCGTGTACCTCGATCCTTCCGGCGTCATGATCCCGATTGCCCGTACCGTGGTGGACGACAAGCTTGAGCAGCAAGGCGCCGAGCTGGCCTACGGGGTGAGGGGGAACTAGTGGGCACAGTGACGCCGATCGTCGTTCCGGGGGAGGGGTACACCCGGATTGAGGTGAACTGGCAGGACTTTCCACACGCGCGGGTGGCGTGGGTGTATCGGACGGTGGCCGGGGTCCGCACGACGTTGCGCGAAGGTAAGTCGATCAAGTTGTCGAACGGCGTTGCGGTCCTTTTCGATCATGAGATGCCGTATGACGTGCCGGTGGTGTACTCCTCAACTATCGCGCTCAACTACAACGGCAGCTTCGAGGAGGGTGTGTCGGAGTGGACCAGCACGGCGAACAGCGGCACCGTGGGCACGGTTACCCAGTCGAAGGACTACTACGTCGCGGGTGAGGGTGTCGCCTCGGCGAAGCTGACCCCGGACGGTTCAGCGACGGTCAAGGCCGCTTCGGAGATCATTCCGATTACGCCGAGCGCGCGGAACGCGAACCCGTTCTTCGAGACGGACGCGTCGAACTGGTCGGGTGCGAATGGTGCCGCCGTGTCCCGCGACACGGCGAACTTCCACCAGGGCGTGGCGTCGCTGCTGATCGTCCCCAACGGGGTTTCCAGCACGCCGCAGGCACAGTCCGAAGAGGTCAGCGTTGTAGCTGGCCAGAGCTACACGTACTCCGCCTGGTTGCGAATCTCCTCCGGTGGCAGTGCCAGCCGTGACGTGGGTATCGCTTGGTTCAACGCTTCCCACGTCTTCATCAGCTCCAGCGTTACGACGCTGTCTCCGGCCGCCACGGTGTGGACGAAGTACGGCCCGGTGACCGCGACCGCTCCGGCCGGGGCGGCGTTCGCCAGGCTGATCACTACGGGACCGGGAGTACTGGCTGCTGCGAACACGTGGCGGATCGATGAGGCGATTATCTGGGATGCCACGGCGGCGGCGACGTACACGATCGTTGGGCGGCTGATGGTGCCGGACTACTGGTCGGGTGGCATCGGCGTTGAGTTGCAGTGGTACGACGGGACGACGCTGCTGGGCACTACGGGCGCGTTCAATGACCTGGTGCCGTTCCCGGGTAACTGGGGCAGTTACGGGTTCAGCGCTACGGACATGGCCAGCGCGAACGGCGTCCGGGCAGTGTTCGGCATGACGGGCTCGCCACCGACGACACTGCCGTTGTACGGCGATGAGGTGTACGTCTACTCGTCGGGTACTACGGTGACCGCGTCGAGTGTCACGGTTCCGGGGGATGGCGCTGGTTGGTGGGTTGATCCGCTGCACCCGGCAACGAAGCTGAAGCTGATCATGAATCTTCAGGTGACCGACTGCGTTCCGGAGTCGGCGGTCGGCCTGGTGTCGCTGTCGGAGGAGACGTTCCCGGCGGACGGCGAAGCACTGGAGATCAACAACGCGGTGTTCCCGCTTGGTGCTTGGCAGGTAAGAAAGTCTGGGCGACAGACGATCCAGGTCGTCACGATCACCCTGGCGGACCTTGCCCAGCTCAAGGCGCTGTACGCGTCCGGGGCACCGCTGTACCTGCAGCTCCCCGCCGAGTACGCCGAGGCTGCCGCGTACCAGCTCCACGGCGACCTGGAGGTGACGCGGCTCGCCCCGAACCACAAGCTGCCCTGGCGGGTAGCGCGCTCGTCGTTCGCGAAGGTGGCCGCCCCGGTCGGGCCGCCGGAAGGCACGTGGAACACCCGATATGTCGACATCGACAAGTACGCGACGTTCTCCGCCGCTTCCGCTGCCTCGGTGACCTGGGTCGACGCGCTGCAGGGGGAGCTGGCCGTATGATCCCGCCGCGCAATCCCTGGTACCGCAACGCCCTGGCCGGTTCGCATGAGGCGTACGCGCGGGTTGAGGTGTGGCGTTCCGGGGTCAAGGTGGACGAGTTGGTGTGGGTCGACCGGTCGGCCCCGTACTCGTCCAGCGTGCCGGTCTTTTTTGGCGGCTCGATCCGGGCAACGCTGGGGTCGAGAGTGACCCGACAGTTGACCTTGACCGTCCCCGACTACCTGTACCCGTGGAAGACGACAGACCTGCTCAACCCGTACGGACAAGAACTGCGGGTGTTCAAGGGCATTCGATACGGCAACAACTCCCCGGACGAGTTCGCGGCGTTCACGGGCACGATCGAGCAGGTTCGGCCGGTCCGCAACGGGGTGGCGACCCTGGACGCTGCCGACACGGCGTTGCGGGTATCGGGGGCGGGATTCGAGTCACCTACGCCCGCGCAGGATGGCGACCCGATCGTGGACGAGTTCGAACGGATCGTTCTGGACGCGGACCCGTCGGCACAGTTCGGCACCCACGACACCTTCGTTGAGCGGGTGCCGGTGCTGTCCTACGACAGCGATCGCGGCGCGGCGCTGGACTCGCTGGCGAAGGCCGCTTCAGCGAACTGGTACACCTTGGCCGATGGCCGGTACGTGCTGCGCCGGGTGCCGTGGACGGCTGACCTGACATCCGCGCCGATCTTCCTGACCGACGGGGACGGCGGCACCCTGGTCGACGCCTATCCGACGCGCTCCACCTCGGGGATCTACAACCAGGTGACGGTGTTGTCGGATCGGGCCGACGGCGGCGCCGTGCTGTACGCGACAGCGTCGGACACGGACGTGACGTCCCCGACGTGGGTCGGTGGGCCGTTCGGGGTGCGAACGCTGCAGGTCCGGGTGACGGGCGCGGCGAATCAGCAGCAGTTGCTGTCCCTGGCAGGGACGATCCTGCAGCGCTCGAAGGTGCTGACGGAGGCGTGGCAGGTGTCGTGCATCCCCGACGCGTCGATCGAGCTGGGTGACGCGCTGGATTTGACGTTCCGTGGTCACCATGTGGTGCAGTTCGTCTCGGGGTTCACGATGCCGCTGGAGCCATCGGGCACGATGTCTGTCGACTGCCGTGACCTGCTGTCGGGGGAGGACTCGTGACCGCGCCGGTGGGGGCGTCGCGGCTGGCGTCGCAGACGGCGGCGCGGACCGATTCGCCGTCGGATATCCGCATGGGCACAGTCGTTGCGGTGACGTCGCGGGGCATCGACGTGTCGGTTGGTACGGGCCTGGTGCCGAATATCGCGCACCTGCAGGGCTACAACCCGGCCGTCGGGGACCCGGTGGGGATGTTGCGGTTCGAGGATTCCTGGGTGGTGCTGGGCCGCCCGGTGGGGCCGGGGACGGCGACGGACAACGTCACGCCAGGGTCGGGCCTGGGTACGACGCTGCTGGGCGGGGTGGTGCTGTCCGGGTCGGGGGTGTCTCCTGCGTCTTCAACGGGCTCGGTGGTGACGGTTCCCCGGTATGCGCTGAACTACTATCACCCGCCGAATCACTGGGTGATGCTGTGGGTGGGCTATTCGTGGTTCAACAACACCGTGAATGATGTGCTGTTTGTGACGTTCAAGAATTCAGTGACGGGCTCCACGATCGGTTCAGATGAGTTGATTCAGGCGGGCGGCGCTGCGTTCGGGCACTTCGCTTCGGCGGGGTACATGGTTCCTCCAACGGAGGGCGGCAAGGAGGTCAAGATCACGATGTCGATTCAGCGTGGGGCAGGGTCGGGCACGGTCCGGATCGATGACCCCGGCGTTCGGCGCGGCTACCTCATCGCCCTGGACATGGGCCACACCTCCGTGATCCCGACGGTGTGACATGACGGATACGACCGCGACGCAGAACCTGACCAGGACGACCGCAACCGACGACCCCCGCCAGATGGCTTCGTACATTCAACGGCTGGCCACTGACATTGATCAGCGGATGACCGCGCACTACCACGACCTGGACCGGTCTTCGACGCCCCCGGCGGCCTGCATCCGGGTAACGACGCCGGTGACGGTCGATTCGGCGGCGGCGTTTCCGCAGATCGTCTTTGACACGGTCATGTTCGACACGGCTGGGCTGGTGGACCTGACCAACGACCCGCGACAGATCCAGTTGCTGTACCCGGGGTACTGGTGCATCGGCGCTTACGTGCAGACCTCAGGCTTCGGCGGCGGCAGCACGGACGTGGGGATTCTGCTGAAGTCGGGTGGTTCCACCACCAACTCCGACTACCACGACGCGTCGCTTGGGGTGTCGGGCTCGTATTCGCTGGTGGAGACGACCCTGTCAGGGCAGGGCGAAATCGCGGCGTTGGGCCTGGTGGCGTTGGGGAGTCCTTCGACGTTCGTGACTACGGTGACGTTCGCTGAACTGTGGGCGTACAAGATCAGGGACACGTGATGACGAGCTACACGCCGAACCGCGACTACCCGTTTCCGTCTTCGAACCGCGAGGCGGCGCGGGGCGGCACGCACTCGGAGGCGCTGGCGCGGGCGGTGGCGGCTGACCTGGATGTGCTCGACGCGGGGTGGGCGGCTGAGCTGACGAAGCCGACGGTGATGATCGCCTTGTCGGCGGACCAGACCGGGTACACGCCGAACAACGAGACGCCGATCTTGTTCACGACAACGGAGAAGTCGACCGGGGTGGGCATCATCGCCGGGCAGACGATCACCGTGTCGACGCTTGGGCAGGGCTGGTACCACGTGACTGGCTGCACCCGCGCGGGCGCGTCGGGCACGATCACCGCGAACGCGCGGCACCGCCTGTCGCTTGCGGTCTACAAGTTCCAGTACGGCAACCAGGTCGATGTAGACGTGCGGTACTCGGAGACGTACCAGGCTGGTTCGCAGGACTGCTACAACACCCTGGATTCGATCATGTACTTGGCTCCGGGGTTGACCCTGACGGCGCGCTACCTCCACTCGAACACTGGTTCTAACGTCACCGTAAAGACGGGCATGACCCGGCTCTGCGCAACCCGACTGTTTGGGGCATAGATGGCTGGGACGACCGACACGCAGTCGATCCGGTTCGGGCAGGACACCGACGTGATCGACCACACGACGCTGAAGAACCTTGCCGACGACGTGGCGGCGCAGTTGAATGCGGCGGACACGGCGCGCACGGCGGCGTTGACCCGTCCGGCGGTGTTCGTTCGGCGGATCTCGGCGCTGGCGCTGCCCGCCGCCGCTTCGACTGTGGTCCCGTTCGATGACCTGGTGTACGACACGCACGGCATGGTCAACCTGGGCACTCAACCGACACGAGTTACTGTCTCAGCGTCATCGGGGGCCGGGGTCTACATGGTCCATGCGGTGCCGATCTCGTGGGACAAGACGGGCTGGACGCGCGCTGACGTGGTGGTGTCGAAGAACAGCACTGCGTACATGCAGCGGACGCTGTGGGGGCCGCAGAGCACATTCGCGGCTGAGGGCATGGTCTTCATGGGCTCCGTAGGCGACTTCGTAACGGTGAACATCTACCACGAGGGCGGCGGCACGACGAACCTGTCCGTGTTGAACCTGTACGTGTGGAAGATCTGCAGCTAGAAGGGGCTGGGGACATGTGCGATGACGTGGTGTTCGGGCCGGGCGGGGAGGCCCGGTACGGGCCTGCGGTGTCGGCCGTAGTCGACCCCCGTCCGGTGGGGATCGTCTCTACCGATATCGATCTGGTGGCGGACTACGTGGAGACAACGCGCTCCCCGTACGTGGTGATCCGTACGCTGGCGGACGTCCCGCCGCGCCTCGGCGGGCTGGCGCTCCTGGGTACGGAGCAGGCTCCGCTGGAGCTGCTGGAAGCGGTAGCGCAGGCCCTGCTCAACGGCGAGGAGGACTGATGGCCAGGACGCTGATCGCAACGAAGCGGGTCCGGCTGGCCGGGTTCGTGTGGATCGCTTCGGATCTTGTCGTGCCGGATGTGGCGAACGGTAACTACGCCGCGAACGATGGCGCAACGGTGGTGTATCTGGCGAATGGATCTTCGACTCGAACGTTGACGGTGACAACGCCGGATACGATTTACGGTCTCAGTATCGCTGACCAGGTCTATTCGCTGACCGCAAACCAGTTCGACATTGTTGGGCCTTTCCCGGTGGAGACGTTCGGGCCGCAGTTGCTCTTGGACTTCTCGGCGAATGATCTGAAATGTCTCGTATTCTCCCTGCTCCCTGAAGTCCGGCTGTAGTCGGAGGGTGACGATAAATTGTCAGGTTTCTGGGATGATCAGTCAGCCGGAGGGGACGCGGCACGACCGCACTGGGGAGGTTTTCTTGACCAATTCTCAGGTCAGGCATGTGGTCATGTTGACGGTTGCGGGGGCTTGGCTGGTCTACGTGTTGGTGGGGATTTTGCGCAACCAGTTGCCTGAAGTCTGGAGCTGGGGTATTCCGTCTGGTGTGTACGTTGCGCTCTACCAGCCGTGGTCCCGCGTACAGAACCCGGGCGGCACGGATGGACCGACACTCGGCGGGCCAGGTGCCCCCCGACTAGGCGACAAGGACGAGTCGTGACGACCTCATATCTCACCGAGGCGATCGCGTGGATCTGCCTGGCGGTGCTGCTCGGTGCTGCCGTTGGGCAGTTGGGGGTCTACGTGAGGCGTAACCGGGAGGACCGCTAGATGGTGATCCGCAAGCTTGTGGGCGAGCGGTGGGCGTTTCCGCTGGTCGAGACCGTAATGTTGATCACGCTGGTCGTGGCGAGCTACCTCGGCTATCAGGTTCAGCACCAGTCGGAGTGCATCCGGGCCTACAACGAGAAGACGTCGCAGGTCGCGAAGGCGCGGGCCGAGGCGAACGACCGGCAGGCGGCGGCGCTGGCCGACGTGATGCGCTCGTCTCTGGTCTCCGGCGAGGAGTACCGCCGCAAGGCGCAGGCGTACCTGGAAGCCTACGACGCAGGCGAGAAGACGAAGCGAGACAACCCGCTGGTTCCCCCGCCTTCCGACTTCTGCGGTTAGCGGCGCCACCTGTAAGGCTTCGGCCCATTGCAGGTGTAGGTGACGCCGTTGATCTGGATGTGCTTTCCATAGCGGTTAGTTGCGCAGTATCCGCCGGGCACGCCGTGGATCTCTGTCTCGGTTCCTAATGTCTCCGGCGCAGGGCTTGGCGTGGGGCTCGGGGAAGGGCTCTGCGAAACGCGCGGCTGCTCGGTTATAGCGGGAATGTCGGGGCTTCTGGTGCCACACCCCGCGACGAGCAGTACGGCAACCAGAACAGACGGCAATCTCATGGCCGCCAACGTACAGCTTGGCGGCGTACCCTCCACCTAAGTCAGACAGTTAGGGGGAGCGGATGGCTTCACTGGCGTATTCGGCCTGGATCGACGCCGGGCAGCCGTTCACGTTGGCGGCGCCGTTGGCGAAGCTCCAGAAGGTGCTCCAGGGATACGGCCTTACGGTGTACGCATACCCAGACGAGTCGCACCAGCAGGCGAACCCGCCGGAGGATCACACCCCGTACTCGGCGACGGGCTGGCCGGTGTCGTCACCGCGCTGGTACGGGTTCGCGGTCGACATCATGCCGGGCTCGGACGGTGCGGCGGGTCAGACGCGGCTGGCACGGCAGATCATCGCCGATAAGGACTCGAACGTCCCGGGCACCGAGTGGATCAAGTACATCAACTGGACCGACGAGCAGGGCCGGACGTGGCACACGTCGTGGCAGCCGTACAAGGTCACCGTATCGAGCACGGATAAGGGCCACATTCACATCTCGGGGCGCAGTGACTACGCAACGGCGAACACCGTTGCGTACGACCCGATCGCCCGGATGTCGGCAGGAGGGGATGACGAGGAAATGGGTTCTCAGATTGGGCCGGTCTTCCTGGGGTTGGAGGGCTTCACGTCGATCACGGTGACGCCGGTTCAGGCGGGCGCGGCGAACCCGCGCCGGGCGTGGATCAACGTGTGTAACGACACCGGCGGTAACAAGTACGCCGTGCGGCTGTGGTACTCGACCGGGGACGGTAACTGGGCTCCGTTGGGTAAGAGCGCCGACGGCATTTACCAACTCACGTCGGGTGTGGTGCTGTCGATCGAGCTGCCGCAGAACACCCGAGTGGTGTCGGTGAAGCGCGTCGCTCCGGACGCGGACACGCCGGTCTACGACGGGTCGCTGTCGGTGCTGTTCGAGCAGGGGCCGGTGATCCACTGATGTGGACCTGGGGCTACTGGAAGGGCGTCCTTGAGCGGGCGATTCGCGCGGCGGCTGCCGCTGTCGGTGCATTGCTGGTGACGCTGGACCTGACGAACACGGCGTCTATCCCCTGGGAACGCTACATGTGGGCGGGCCTGGTCGCGGCGGCTATCTCGGCGTGTCTCTCGGTGGCCGGGAACGGTCTCGGGGTGGGTCCGGCGGGGTCGGCTTCGCTGGTGCCGGACCGGGCGACCGATCCCGAGAATCAGTAGAACGGAGAAAGCCCCCCAAGGCTTCCGGCCCTTGGGGGGCTTCTGGTTCTCCGGGTGGAGACCGGTCTGCTTCGATCAGCATACCTTGTCTGGCGAGGCACGACAAGGCAAGATCAACACTGTATGATCGATCCTGACAGTCCCGGTCTGCCACCTGCTCGAACACACGAAGGACTGCCATGGAAACCGTCATCGACATGATCGGCATTGCTCAGCTTCTCGGGGTCAGTGACGTGACCCCGCAGCAGTGGCGCCAGCGTTCCCAGAAAGGCGAGCTGTGGCCGCCGCTGCCTGATCCAGACTTCCCGAACATCACCGACAAGCCGCTTTGGTATGAGCGGACCATCATCGATTGGGCTCAGCGCTCCGACCGGTGGCCGCCGGGGAAGGCGGCCCGCGCTCGTGGCTCGCGCCGTCCGAGGTCGCACCGAACTACGCACGAAGAGGTCATCGCCGCTGATCAGGTTCCGCCCGCCGCCGCGTAGGCGTCGGGGCCGGTCGTCTCGCATCTGGGGGGAAGAAACGACCGGCCCCGACTTTCTGGAGGCGTTATCCCGAAGGAGTTCGCGTTGCAAGCCTATGACAGGAGTGTGCCTGAGTGGCATCGGATGTCCTGATTGTTCCTAACGATCGAGGTGGGCACTCGATCACCATCGACGGTCTCGACGTGTCGTACGTGGTCAACGAGTTCACGGTGTCGATGAAAGGCAGCGAGAAGCCCGTCTTGATGTTGGTCGTGCGGGCTGACCGGGTCCGGATGGGCCTGCCGGAGGCGATCGTCAGCGCGGTGTCGGTCGACGTGACCAAGGAGTGCTGATCATGACGGTAAATCACCCACAGTGGGGCACGATGTGTGAGATCTGCTTCGAGCAGCTCACCCCGGAAACCTGCGCCGAAGACCTCCAGGGCACCCGCTGGGACGTCTGCTCGGGCATCTGTGCGGCGCTGGCGGGCATCCAGGAGAAGGACCCTCCCAACGACTGGATCATCGCCAACCTGAACCGGCCGGAGGGCCGCTGATGGCCGACCAGCGCCACGTGGACGCAGCGATCTGCGTTTCGGAGTGGATCGCTCACTACCGCAGGCACCCGGGGCATGAGCCCGTGTCCGTGATGCGCCCCCGGCCGGGCTGGAAGTGCCTCAACTGCGAAGCGCAGTCGTCCACCCTGCAGCCCCCCGTTCGGGGGTAGCATCACGCGCACGACGTGAAGAAGCCCCGGCGCGAACCGGGGCTTCTTCCGATCTTTTAATTCATCCAGAGGTTGTGCGGAGCGTATACCAAGCCCGGTTACCCCGCATAGCCCATAGGCGGAGAGCGTGTCTTGCCTCTTCCACGCAAGGGCAGTATAGGCCCGGCGGCACGAGGCTTGCCAACTCCCCGCAAGGAAGGGCCGTCGATGGAATACGCAACGTCCGGTAACCCGTACAACCAGCGCTTCACGATCATTCCGAACTTCCTGATCCGAAAGCTGCCGGTCAGTTTCGAAGCCCGGATGATGTTGATCTACCTGATGTCGCACGACGAGGGCTACCTGCTCCGGGTGTCGCAGATCGCTGCCGAGTCCGGGCGTTGCAAAGACACCGTGCAGCGGCTCATGCGGGAGCTGGAGGAGTTCGGGGTACTCGTCCGGCGACAGCTCCGTTCCGCTGGGAAGATCACCGGAACGGTGTACGAGATCCGCCACGACATCCTGATCAATCGATGTGCCGAGAACCCCGGCGACCCCCCCACAGCGGAAGATTCCGGCCCTGGCCCTGAACAGGGCAAACCTGAGTTTCCGCAGGTCGAACCAGAGACGGAATCACCGGCGCCGGTGGAGTCGCCGACTAAGAAGACCATTACTAAGAAGACCAAAGAAGAAGATCAAAAGACTACGGAGCCCCCTGCGGGGTCTCCGCTCGAAGGCGAGATTGTTGACGAAGCAAGCAACGACCGTCCGGTAACCGCACAGACCCTGCTCGCCACCCTCCTCGATGCCTGCTCTTCGAAGAACGTCACCCTGACGCCGAGGGTGAAGGGCATGTACGCGCGTAAGTTCAAAGAGCTGCTGTCCGGCGGAATCCCCGACGCGCTGATCTTGGAAGCGCTGCGCCTGTCCTGGAAGAAGAAGACCCTCGACCGGGTTCAGTTGCTGGACAACTACCTGATCGAGGTCCAGACCGGCCCGGCGGAGCCCATGTTCAAGTCCGCCTCCGAACGACGCGTTGACCGTGCCGACCAGGCATCCGACATCGCCAAGCAGGCGACACGCGTCGTGGTCGAGAACGGATTTGCCGCGAACGACATCAAGGCCCTGAAGCAGGCATTGCGTCTGATCAAGGAAGGCTTCACCAACATCACCCGCATGCAACTGGAGGCAGCGTGACGCTTGACGAGATGGTCGATGCGCTGAAGAAGATCGGCCGATACGACCCCCGCTGGACGCTGACCGACGAGGAAACCGCCCTGGCCTGGTTGGAGATCTTCCAGCCGGTGCCGTACTCGGTCGTTGACGAGGCCGTGACCAAGTGGGCGGTGGACTCCTCGGACAACGCGATGATCCGCCCGGGGAAACTCCTGGAGGTCTGCAAGGAGGTCCGTGACCGTCGCCGCCGGGCGAAGGAGCGGGCGGCCGAGGCGCAGCAGCGTGCGTTGGAAGGTCCGAAGGGGAAGGTGAACCCGCCGCTGTTGCAACCGGTGGAGTCGCCGTTCCTGAAGTGGGAGCATGCGCGCAAGCGGGCAGGGTGGTTGGAGCCTGCGCCGGACAGCTTGCCGATCATTAACAACGCCGACAAGATCGTTGACCTCGAAGCGGAGCGGCAGCGGCAGTTGCGCGCGCTGGAGCTGCTGATGCTCAACGAAAAGCTCCAGCCGGAGAAGGACGGGGATGCGGCGTGAGCTGGTCACACAAGGTGGGCAAGGGCAAGGCGTTCTCCGATGACGCGTTCGTGAAGTGGCTCGGCGAAGTCGAAGATCAGCGGGGGAGCGCGCTCTACAGCAGCCCGTCGCGGGAGGCTCTGAAGATCCGGTGTGGCAATGCGAAATGCAGGTGCACCCACGACTACCCGTGTGAGGGTGGCTGGATCGAGCGGCATGACGGGACCATGGACGCGTGCCGGACCTGCAAGGCTGACGTGGCCAAGATCCAAGAAACGGCGAGGGATCGGCAGGAGTTGCAGCGGACCGTTCGAGACGATGAAGCTCGCGAAGCCGCCCGCAGCGCAACCGCCTGGGACAACTGACCAGCAAAGATGTATGCTTGGGACATACAGAACGACGAAGGGCCGCCATGTACGAGGTCAAGGAAGAGCTGGAGATGGACGACGACGGGGACTTTCGCATTGCCCTGGACGAAGACATCTGGCCTGAGAATCCAGGCGTGACCATCCGACCGATGTTCGAGGTGTTTCGTGACCACTCGTGCTGGGGCGAGTGCGACTTTGGTGGGGAGTTGATCGTCGTTGAGTGATCTTGTGCGGACCGACGTCCCGTCCGACTTCGACAAGCAAATGCGCATGGCGCAGGTCTACGCGGAGTCGTCGCTGTTGCCCGCCCACCTGCGCGGCAAGCCCGCGAACGTGCTGATCATCCTGGCGGGCGCCCGGTCGCTGAACGTTTCCGCGTTCTGGGCGCTGCAGTCCATGCACGTGATTGAGGGCAAGCTGTCGATCTCGGCGGAACTGATGCGCGGCCTGGCGATTCGAGCCGGGCATAAGGTGAAGATCATCAAGCGGGAGCGGGACGAGGCGATCGTTGAAATTCAGCGAGCCGACTCCGACACCCCGTACCGTGCGTCATTCTCCTGGCAGGAGGCCATTGACGCCGAACTGCACACCAAGAGCAACTGGAAGAAGTACCCGAAGGCGATGCTCGTTGCCCGCGCAACCAGCATCGCCATGCGCGACGAATGCCCCGACGTGCTCTACGGCGTGATCTACACCCCGGATGAGCTGGGCGCCGTGGAGAACGAAGACGGAACGATCGCCGAAGGCGCCGAATCCGCCGAGGAGGCGGAGGAGGTGAAGCCGATGGAAGGCCAGGAGCTGGCGAAGTTCCTTGCTGACGTGGCCTCGGCCAACCCGGAGCAGTTGATCAACTACGCACGCATCGGCAAGGAACGCGCGTCGCTCGGCATCGAAACCGGCGGCGGCACAGTACAGAGCGAGATGGTTGCGCGGATGAAGTACCTCACCGACGCCGACGGTGTCACCGAAAGCGATATCCGGGCGCTCTACCGGTTCGCGAACGGACTGTCGCTGCTCGACACCTACGTGACGGTGACGAAGGTCCCCGGCGCCGAACAGGAGATCGTGACGATCCGCGATGCGCTGCAGATGAAGATCGCGATGATTCAGGCGGAGGCGGCCAGGCTGGCGGAACCCGACATCCAGGACGCCGAAATCGTGGAACCCGACGAGGAGTCTAAGCCCGAGGTCAACACCGAGCACGCCCAGAAGATGCGGGAGGAAGCCGCCGCATCGTGGAGTAACGAGGGCGAGCGGTGATCCGCTGGATAGTCAAGATGGTCTGGCGGTTCCTGAACTGGCCTCCCGCGCCGTTGGCGACGTCGTTCGTCTCGGCGTGGGTGTCGGTGCTGCTGGTGGCCATGACCGATAACGGGGGGCTGTGGGAGCACTGGTACGTACGCGGCCCCGTAACCACCCTGGTCGGGGCGCTGGTCGGCACGAACTTGCTGCTGTATCTGCACTGGACGATGTTGAGGCGGCGGTGAAGATCTTCATCCCGGTGGCGATCGGCGTAGCGTTCGGCATCGTTGCCTACTGCATCTACTACGCCAACCCGGCCCCCTGGCGCGCCCGCTGGGCCGTCTTCAAGGCCCGCCGGGATGAAGACCGGGCCAGGCGGCACGAAGGCCGTTAGAGACGATCCTGGAGGGCTGAATGGACATCCCCGAGGTGAGCCGGGCCGCACTCGAATGGGCGCTGTTCCTCGACGCGGTAGCCGAGGTCACCGAGGAGAAACGGGCCGCGCTCATCGACGCTTTCGCCGCTGTGGGCATCGAGCGGCTCAGCAACCCTCTTGGAACGGCGACGCTCAGCCGGGGCAAGCCGACGGCAACCGTCAACGAGCGGGTCTTGCTCGCGTGGGTCCGTGAGCGGCGCCCGGACATGCTGGTGCAGCGAGTCAACCCGGCGTACATCGTTGCATTGAAACGCATCTGCGAACGCGAAGGCGTCTGCTGCGACCCGGACACCGGGGAAGTGATTCCGGGGGTGACGCTGACCGACGGCGCTCCCGTGCTGCGTATTGTCAAAGATCCGGAGGCACGCGTTACCGCACGGGAGACCGTGCGTCGGCTCGCAGAAGGCGGGCTGCACCAACTGGAAGGGAACAGTTCGTGACCTGGCACCTGCGCACCGCAGTTCTCCTGCTCATGATCCTTGCTCGACCCGCTGTGAGCTGGGCACACCGCTACGCCCGGCCCGCCCGTCACCGCGTGGCCCCGTGGTGGCTGTTCGAACCCGTTGACCTGATGATTGCCCGCTCCGCCCTGGAGCGGCTCCGCTACACGCACCTCTCGATCGACACGGCGGAGCTGAACCGGAAGGCGTTGACGGCCCTTCTGGAGAGGTAAAACGTATGGGTAAGCTCACCGACTGGTTCTTTTCCCTGAGCTTCGGGCAGGTCATATGCCTGATCCTGGTCCTCGGGGCGATCGTGACCGGCATAGCGAAAGCTCTTGGGGGAGGTTCCGGCGACTAGAAGTGCCCGGCGAGAGCCGGGATGAACACGCTCAACACCCACGCCAGCAGGCCAGCGCCGACCATGTTCCATCGGGTCGGCACGTTGAACATCGCCAAGGCGAAGCACACCACGGCGACCAGCAAGAGCAGCAACACCAGCAGGTCCATACCCGGACAGATACCCGAGGACATGCCGTGAGCAACATGCTTGGCAGGGACGGCGCCTGGTTCTACGGCTACCCGTGCGGCCCGACACACCGGATCATGCGCAAGTCTGGCCGGATGAAGATCAAGAAGGAGACCCGCCGTGCCGCCGAGGAAGCGCAGGAAAGACCCGTTCAAGCGACACATCCTCGGGGTCTACAAGGCGCCGAGTGACGAGCAACACGGTGCCGTTGTATGGTCAGGGTTGACAGAAGACGTTGAGGGAGGCACAGTTGACCCAGAACAGCAAGGCGACGATGACAGCCGACGACGTGAAAACGGTCGCCCGGACCGGGAAGCCGTACACGATCAAAGGCCAGACCCTGACGGTTGATGAAGTCGTTGCCATGACGTCAGCGAAAGACTGGGACGGCGCACTGTTCGAACTGCGCTACAGCGCCGCGTACGAGATCGCCGACACGTTCAACCGCAATCACGGGCTCCGTACCGTGCTCGTTGGTGAACTGCAGCCGAAACCCGCTGCAGTAGCCGCGTAGACCCCGGCAGGGGTGAGGGAAGAGACGCTGGAGAGCAGTGGCGCTCACCCCTGCCGGTCTTCCAACCCGCAAGCCATTCCGACCAGGAGGAAAACCCCAATGACCGATCAGGTCACGACCGAAGAGGCGCCCGCCGAGAACCCCGCACCCCGACAGCTCACCCCGTTCGAGGTCAAGGTCTTCTCCGTGGCCCTGGCCAACAAGAACAACAACGGCTGGTGCGACGACGGTTTCAACACCGCGATGCGTGAGCTGGGCCTGCCCACCAAGCCCTACATCAACAGCAACCACACTGACGTGGTCGTCTCGGTCCCCACGACCGGCGTCGTGGAGTACCGCTTCAACTCCAGCACCAGCCGTGAGATGGCTCTCGCTCGCGCCAAGGAGCGCGCGGAGAGCGACGCCAACCTGAACCGGCTGGAGTACGGCCGCCGGGGCGGGCCGCTCCAGTTCAACTTCGACAACGCCACCGTCACCGGCCTGCCGGGCGAGACCCCCACCGACCCGGAGCAGGCGCAGTGGCTCTCCGCGCTGGCGCAGGTGGAGGCGTACCGCAAGGGCAACCCGGACGCCGACTCGGCGGACGCCGACGAGGACGACGACGAGTAGTACGATCGCAGGCGTTCAGGGGGATGGTGCCCCCTGAACGCCAGGCCCCCTAGCTCAATTGGTCAGAGCGCTGCAACTGATACTTGCGGAGATGCTGGGTTCAAATCCTGGCGGGGGCTCGAAGTGACCTGGTGCGCAGGTGGGGAATTCTTCGCCTTGTAAGCGGGTGGTTGCGGGTTCGAGTCCCGCCCGGGTAGGCATCGCGCCCGCCCGGTAGCTCAAGCGGCAGAGCACCTACGAACGGCCCCGCCGCCTTGTTCTCAGGTAACCTCGCACCGGGGTGGCTTCCGTCACCTCGTGGCCGGATTCGCGGTTAACGCCACGAGGTTCAGGGGTTCGAATCCTCTGACCGGTTCGGTACCACCACGACGCACACCAAGGGAACGGCGCCACAGTAGAGGGAGCGTGGGTGCACCGATGGCTGAACACACCGCCCGATCAGCGGCAGTCATCCGGGACGACGGACGCGACGTGACGACTCCCTTTACCCCCGTCTGCCGGATCTGCAATGCACCGGCATGGAACACGAACCGGAAAACCCGTGACTATTGCCGCGAATGTTACCGGGCCTGGACCGCCGACTATTCAAAACGGCGCTATCACGAGAATTACGAATTCTGCGCCCGCATGATGGGCGGCGCCTGCATCGACTGCGGCAAGCCGTCCACGCCGGAAAAGCTGCTGAACTTCATGCACTGGGGGTATCCGCCGGACGGCGACCGTCGCGCGCCTGGCCGCTTCATGGGGCACCGGCTGGAGAACCTCCTGCAGCGAGTCAAGTGGTGCGACTTAGTCTGTGAAACGTGCCGTAAGCGGCGCAACGGAACGATCCCCATGACGGACAAGCACCAGGTCAGGCGCGAGAAGACACAGATGCTCATCGACTTCTTCTTGGAGCAGTCCGCATAGTTGCGTATGACCGGGAAAGACACTACGGTGAGAGAGTCACTGGAGAGGGGCGGCTGGCGTTGCCTCTTGAAAGTGAATCGGTGAATCGCAACCGGGATGTCTCGGGCCGGGGTTGCCTCCCTGGTAATCGGCCCCGACCCGGGTCACCCCGGTTGCGATTCCATCGGGAACAAAATGGCGGAGCCCACGAAGCGGGGGCTCCGCCATTTTGCGTTTCCCCCGGGAATAACCGCCGGGAATACGTCGTTATGGCGATGTATTACCAAACCATACAGGAGGCTAAGTGGGAACCGTACTGTTCATCATCGGCCTGATCGTCGTACTGATCGGCCTTGCCGGGCTCGGCTTCAGCGAAGAGCCAGCGGGCAAAGGCGGCGGTCTCGTCGCCGCCATCGTCGGCATCGGCATCACCATCTCGTCGTTCGTCACTACCGTGGACGCTCGCGCCGTGGGCCTGGAGACGTCTGGCGGCCGCTATGTCGGCCTGGTCCCGTCGGGGGTCCACATGACCCGTCCGTGGTCCTCCGTCGATGACTGGTCAACCAGGAACCAGACAATCCAGTTTGACGAGGGTGAAGACGACAAGGACTCCGACAACTTCGACAACGAACCCCGGATTACGGTGAAGCTGGCGAACCAGTCGGAAATGTACGTCTCCGGCGTGCTGGTCTGGAACGTTGGCGCGTCCACCGTTACCAAGACCGACATCTCCGAGGACCAGAAGGAGAAGATCAAGGCGCTGTGGGCGGCGTACAAGTCGTTCGGGGACATGAAGAAGTCGTTCATTAGGGCCAACGCCCAGACCTCGGCGACAAGCGTCATGGGCTCCTATGACCCGTTCGCGCGGGACGGGAACGGCAACCTGAAGATCACTACTCCGGCGGACTGGTCGACGCTGCTGACCACCGACTTGAAGCGCCGGTACGCCGACAAAGGCATCGTCTTGGAGTCGTTCCAGGTGACCCGGATCGACTATGACCAGAAGACGCAGGAGAAGCTGAGTCAGATCAACCAAGAGGTCGTCAACACGCAGATTGCCGCGCAGAAGGTGAAGACCGCCGAACAGGAGGCCCTGGCCTCCAAGACCCGTGCGGCGGAGGCGTCGAAAGACTGCCTGAGCTTCCTGCGTGACATGGCCGAGAAAGACCAGATTAAGAACCTTCCGGCGGGCTGGCAGTGCCCCGGCACGCAAGGCCCAGCCGTGGTTGGCAGCACGAAGTGACCCTTGTCGTTGGGGCCTTCCTGGTGGTTGTCAGCGTGCTGGTGCTCTTCTCGTCAGTAGCACTGCCCGCAGAGAGAGCCTCCGCGCGGGTGCACGTTGCCACCGGGTTCTTCATCTTCGGGATCGCCCTGGTCATACTGTGGGTCTTGGGCGTGCGGACGTAAGCGGCTCTGAGCTGGGCGGATTCCTTCACCGGTTCCGCCCTTACTCATCTGGCTTGACAACCCCTGGTAAGACCTTGTATAGTCAAGTCATACAAGCAAGCGAGCCAGGGAGGCCGACATGCACAACCTCGAACAGCAGGCAGACGGAACCTACTCCTTCGTTGCCGCCCGTGA